CTATCGGTTCTGCAGCCGCACCAGCGCCAACGTCAGCCGAACGAGAGTCACTGCGAGAGTGGCGTAGAGCACGTCCCGGATCTCGCCGCGATATGGGTATCCATCGCCCCACCATGTGCCCACCGAGTTCTGGGTCAGCACCAGGGACAGGGCAAGTGTGAACGCGACCAGCATGCGGCCGACGTGCCGTGCCCACCACGGCGAACGGGCCAGGTAGAGCAAGGCGAACGCCCAAGATGCACATGCGGCGAGCAGCAGGAGCAGATCGCCGGCCGTCTCAGCGGGAACCCAGATCAACGGCGTGAGTGCGAGCATGGCCACTGGGACGATCGTTCTGATAATCACGTTGCGTACCTCCTCCGCATGCTCCGTTCGATGGCCTCGGCGAAGTGGTTGCGTTCCAGTAGTTCATCGGCGCGCGCCGCCAGCGCCTCGGCGTGGGCAAGATCGGCGCGCGCTTCGTGACGGATGACGCGCGCCTCCTCGAGCCCGGGATGTTCTGCGCGCTGGTAGCGCCGCAGCCACTTCATGGCGTCCCCTGACCGATGGCCTCCACTACCGCGACACCCAGCCGACTAGATTCAGCCAGCTTGGCGATGGCAGCCTTGTCATCCTTGTGCGCGGCAGTCAGCAGCTCGATCTGTTGATCCTTGACGGCAAGCAGTCGATCAACCTGTGGCTTCGGGATGAGTCGGCCCGTGAAGACCATAATCAGGACACCGCCTAGCAAGATCGCCCAGAGGTAGTCGTCTGGGCTATTGAGTAGCACCGACATAGGGCCCACCGCGGTTATCACTGGTTATCGGTAGGCCCGGAGCGCCGGTCCTGAATGAGCTTGGTTGTGGACAGGGTTGCCGTAATCAACCCGGCGCCCGCTGTGAACCACTGCAAAGCGCCGGCGCTTTCCAGCTTCCCGAGCGCCACGAGCACCACTACGGATATGAAGATGGTCAACAGGCAGGCGGCGTGCACAACCAGGCGTACGTTCTCGTTGGGCATGGCGGTAGTCCTTTCGGGGGTTGTGGATAGCCGATTCGGTGAATTCGGCTGTTGGGCTTACGGTGTGCGGAGTCCCTGCGCGCTCTCCTCGCGCGGGGGCCGGCGATCAGCCAGTACGGAACCAATCGAGCACTGGATCGAGGTCATAGGTTCCGTGCGCTTCAAGATGTGCGATGCCCATGAAGGTGCGCACAATCGCCCAGACGATGTCGATAAGTCCGTCGAACGGGTCGGTGAACAGGTCCATGATTCGGGCCACGATGGATGCGGGGCCGCCGATCCAGGAGTTGGTGGTGATGATCTTGGCGATTGCGGTCATGTTCGCGCCGGCCTCGTCGAGTTTGTTCTCGGCGTACCAGTCGCCGGTGCGGGCATGTTCTTGCCACTTCCCCGCTAGCTCGGGGTATTTCGTGAAGTCGAAGTGCCAGTCCATGATGCCCTGCGTGTCGGACTTGGGCGGGTCGGGAACCCAAGGGGCACACTGGTTGATGAGCCGGTTGGGGTTTCCGAAGGCGATACCCTTGCGGAAATCCTTGAGCCGGTAATGCAATCGCCCAGTGATGGGCAATACATCCTTCTCCATGACCTCGCACACCACCATGGCGCCCTGGCTGAAACCGGCGATATCCCAGGGGGTGCCGACTGGGAACGCAAGGCCGTCATCAAACACCTTGGAGTCCAAGCGTTCCACCAGTGCCGCGCGGCCGGACGGGTTATTGAACGGTAGCGAGGTGTTGTCGTACCCGGTCGGACGCCATACAACGCGCCCTTCCTTCTCCAGCGTCGAGGCCACGAAAGCACAGGGGCCCACGAACATATCGGACATGTGGCCTTCGACAGTGAAGAACGCGGGCCGGATCGGCGGCACGACTTCCAGTAATCCCATGTGTTTCTTGGTGGCCCAATCGAAGGCCGAGCTGCTCGGGTCAAGGTCGGGCCCAGGCTTGCGTCCCGTGACCACCTCGGCATGCCGATTCACTTTGAACTGGCGCTGCGCCGCCAGATAGTCGGCGTCAATGACCTCGCTGCTTGTGCCTTTGAGCTTGGCGCCATAGCTGAACCGGGACAGGTACTTACGTGCGGCAGGCAGTAGCGGGTCGCGTTCACCGATCTCATCGGGTGGTGTCCATGCCATGTCAGGCACCGACCTTTCGCACGATCGCGGCCAGGCCGGCGCGCAGCGTGCGGCGCTGCCCTTGCGCGTTGCGGCCCAGGTCACCGTCTTCACCCCAGATATCGAGACCGGGGCCCTGCTGTGCTGCCATGTACTCCAGCAGCTCGCGGTCGGTGTAGTCGCCCGGGAACACCTTGGCGGGAGGCGTACTGGGGGCGGTCGGTGACATGAACGACCGCACGCGCCGAAGGAACTCGTCCATGGGGAACCCGTTGCCGGGGTCGGTGTGGCCGCCCCCGCGCGCTCCGAAGTCGCGGTGTCCGACGACGCCCTTGGGCAGCACCGGCCACCCGGACACACCGCCGTCGCCGGCATAGACCGCCGGGATGCCGAACTGTAGGCAGGCCGCCGCGACGGCCTTGGCGCCGCGGGTGAGCATGGCGTCCTCATTGAGGCCGTCGCTGGCGTCAGTCTCCAGCCACTTACCGGCCAGCCATTCAGCGAAGCTGCCCGCGAAGCAGATGTGCACCGCGATAGCGTTGGCCGCCGCCGCCGACCATGGCGCCTCGGCGACGGGCACGATCTCGATCGTGTCTTTGTCGTCGACGGCGAGGTTGTAGGAGACGGGGTTGTCGGGCTGCGTCTTCCAGCTGTTGTTGCAGAAGTCGGCCAGCGATATCGCACTCGCCTTGGCCTGCTGGGTGTGCAGAACTACATAGGCCGTCGAGCCGCGCGGACCATCGCTGTTGCCGGTAGCGTCGTCGGGGGTGTTCGGGTTGAACCCGTGCATCACCTGCGTGATGCCGTAGTCGAATTGTGTTGCGGGCACGGTGGTATTCCCTCCAGTGGCGGGCCAGTACTTGTCGAGGTAGGGAGTGACGGTCGCGATGCGGGACTTGATTTCGGTGAGGTAGGCGCGCCGGCCGTGCTCGTACCAGTACTGCGCGCTGGGCCAGTTCGGGGCCTGCTGTAACCAGCAGATGTTCAGCCAGATATCCCCGCAGCCTGGAGATGCGCGTTTCTGGTCGAGCTTGTCGAAAAACGCCTTTATCTGCGCCCCTGCACCGTCACACCTGTTGGGGTAACTGCCATCCTGTTGCGCAACGCCGTACGTAGTGCCGGTGGGATCCCAGACTGTTTCGTCCCACCCCGACTCCTGGTAGAGCGCCGACATCTCGGCCAGGCATTCGTCACGGGTGTGTCCACGGCGCTTGGCCTCGCCGATGATGATTTGGGCCACTTGATCTTCGGTGGTCATGGACGGCCCCCGAGCAGGTTGGTGACCCATGAGGTCGGGATGACGCCGTTCAGTAGCGGGAAGCGGGCGGCCATCTTGCCCACCAGACCATCAAGCAGCTTGTCGTCCAGCGTGCCTGGTATCTGATCGGTGATGCGGTCGATCGCGCCGTCGATCCGCTCGATGAGCCGGGCCTCGATCCGGTCCAGCGCGGCGCCGATCCTCTGGTCGACCTTCTCGGCGATGGCCGCGATGAACTTGTCCTCCAGCTGTTCAATCCATTTCATCGCGTGTACTTCCGTTCGATGCGGGGATCGATTTCCTGGCCGTAGGACGAGAGCTGGTCGGAGGCCCACCAACCGAGGCGAAATGCGGCGGCAAAGACGGCGAGGTAGAAACCTGCGTGCCGGATCAATTGGTTACGCACCGCGATCTCACAGCTTGAATATCTTGTTGGTGCCGGTGTCCCACGCAATGTTGATGTCGCCGCCGTTGGGAGAGACAGGAAGACCGGTTGCGGTGTCGATGTACGCGATCAGCGGGGACGTACCGACGGTGCCGGTGTCCTTGTAGATCACCATCGCCTCCACGCTCGCGCCACTGACCGCCGAGAAGGTGACGCTGGCGGCATTGCAGATGCCCGCGGTTGCGGTCTTGCCGGTCAGCGCGCCCGATGTGGCGACGCGGGCACCCGCCGCAATATCGGAAAGGAACTGGTGTGTCGCGAGGTTCGGCGTGTACGCGCCGGCGGTTGTGTCCACGAGAACAACCTTGATGGTGTCGCCGTTCCAGTTGATGGCACCGGTGGCGAATGCTTCACGGCCCTTGTCGTACAGTGCGTTTGCCATTAGTGGTTACCTACTTTCTCTTTCGGGGTGGGGTCTAACTGAGGACCAAGGCCAGCGCACCCCAGTTGGTGGAGGTGTTGGCCAGCTTGAATGTTGTTGATTCCAGGGCGATGTTGATCGACCAGAACACTTGGCCAGCTGAGGAAACGACCAGCGTTGTGCCGCCCTCGGTGCCCGTGGGGGCCGCTGCACTGGCCAGTATTTGCAGGATCATCTGCCCGGCCGAGCAGGTGACAGCCTGTGTGGGTTGCGAGCTGGTGCCCGATGCTTTGGTGACGGTTCCCGACGGGCTGGTGACACCGGAGACCGCGACGCCGCCGCTGCGGCTCCATCCGCTACCGGATGTCACAACGGAAACCGTCTTAAGGCCAGCTGAACTCATCGCCGCCGCGCTGCGGTAGATCTTGATGAACGCAGCCCCCGAACCCGACGACCATGGCGCGGTGTCGATGAGCGTCATCGCCGAACCGTCGCAGGTCACCGACGACGGGTCGCCGGCACGGTCCTGAATCACCGGAACATAGACGTATTCTCCGGCGGCGGCGTAGATATCGAATGTTGTTGTCGTGGCGCCCAATACGCTGGTGGAGCCGTAGCTGTAACCGGCGCGCACCCCACCCGGTGCGCTGGTGCGCAGCGGCACCGCGATCGAGGCCCAGGCACGGGAGCTGCTCAACGTGCCGGTGAACGCCGTGGAAGCGTCCGAGTCTCGGATCGACTGAATGCAGAATCCCGCGTTATCGAGGTAGCGGCTCACACCACCTGTCAAGCTCGACAGGGTGGCGCCGGCGTCCCCGGTCGTGATGGCTTGCACCGTGCGGCTGTTGGTCGGCACTGTCACCGGATGCGAGAACGATGTTCCGGTTCCCGCTGCTGCCGTGGCGGGGTCGAACCCGGCCGCGCCTGAATACGACACCGCGACCGCTTGGCCCCACGGTGCCGGGCTGGTGCCTCGGGTGATGTTGACCGTTGCACTACCCGAAGGCGCGCCCCGGATGATGTAGGCCGCGATGACAACACCGCCCGAAAGCTCTTGCCCTGCGCAGATCATCGGCAGATTGCTCGGCCCGTACGTTGCCTTGTAGAAGTCGGTGGCACCCGAGGATGCTCCGAGCATGGCGAATACGAGCACGTCATCGCCCGTGTTTGGGTTGATGGTGCATGTCAGCGGTGTGCCGTTGTTTTCGCTGCCCACGCCCTGCGTGTTGTAGTAGATGGTCGCCGTTTGCGTGATCGCCGCGGCACCGAACGCCTCGGCCGACGCGATACCTGCAGGTGCGACACCGACCGCGCCTCGGCCCACCGCGGGCGTTCCGAACGCCTCCGCCGAGGCGATACCCACAGCGGTCAAGGCCATGTTCACCTTCGGGTTGCCGAACGCTTCCGCCGGCGCAATGGAGCTCGGGGCCACGCGTTGACCGACCTGCGCGGCGCCGAACGCCTCGGCCGAACCAATGCCAGTCGGCGCGACGGTGACCGGCCCCACCGAAACTGTGGGGGCACCGAACGCCTCGGCCGACGCGATACCCGGCACCGCAACCCGGAATCCGATCTGCGCAGTGCCGAACGCCTCCGCCGAGGCGATACCGCTGGCTACAACGTCCTGCGGGTAGGTGATCAGCTGCGTGCCGAACACTTCCGCCGACGGGATCCCGGAAGGCCGCAACGTCAAGGGGCCTCGGTCCACTTCGGGCACCCCGAACGCTTCACCCGAGGCGATACCAGGCACCGATGCCCGGAACCGGCCGTACCATTTGCCGCCCGTGCGCGTCGCCACTGGAGTTGTCATCACGCCGTCCTTATCGCGCAGAACCCGGCGCCACCCGGACGCCCCGCGTTGGCGTTGCCAACGAAGCCGCCACCGCCTCCGCCGCCGCCACCGCCGGGGCTGTTGCCATTGGCGTCTTGTTCTGCAGCCAGGCCACCAACGAACAGGCGGCCAAAGAAGGGGTAGTTCACTTGCGCTTGACCGACGGGGTCGCGGTTGAAGAACCCGCCGTAGGCCAGGCGCCCGCCCGCACCGCCGGGGATGTTCAACAGGACAGTGCCCGGCGCGGTTGATAGGCGCACGATCAGGGCTTCACCTGGGCTGCCGTTGGTTTCACGGCTCGGCGAGCCCGCGCCCGGCGCTGGAACGTACACATCGAGTCCCGGTACATCCCACGGGATTCCCACACCACGCTCAAGGCTCAGTGCCGACCAGGTGCCGCGCCGTCCGCCCTCGCCGGGCTTGTTGAAGCCGCCGTCGCCGCCACCACCACCGCCACCGGCACTGCTACCGGCGATGTAGACGAACCTCGAATCGGTGCCGAACAGGTAGGTGTACCAGCCCGGCGCGGTGTAGTCCGTCCACGGCGAATCGAGCAGCGTTTCACCGAGCGCACCCCACGCCGGTGCGGACTCGGACCGCACGATAGCCCCCGAGATCGTCGCCGGAAGCCCTGTCCCCGTGTTGTTCTTCTCGGTGATGTAGGTCGGCACCGGCTGCACCACCTCGGTCACCTGCAGCAGCGATGGCGTGGTGAACATCTGCCCAGCGGTGCCGCCAACCTGGCGTACGGCGATGAACACCGTTTCACCGCGGCCGACCGCCACCCCGCCGGGGATTGCGAATGTCTGCACTTTCGACGCGGTCAGCGCAGACTTCTTGTCGCCGAGATCCACTGTGCGAGTCAGTGTTCCGTCGTACTCGATCTTGTACACGCCGACATACAGGTTGGTCATCGCGTTGCCGACCAGCCCGAACTTGAGCGCCTTGTACACCCGGTCGGTGTCCGGTGTGATCGGAATGTAGGTGATGTCCCCCAAAGCCGGGGTGAACATTGTTTGCGCCATGGCAATCGCGAACGACACGTCGTCGTGGGTTCCAGTGGAAACCCACCGCGGGCTGCGGCGGGGCCGGATCACCATCGACGAGGCGAACTGTGCCGCAGCGTTCGCATCGCTGGCGACCGCCGTAACATGTGCCGAAGCGGTTTTCACATCATCGGGGGTCTTGCCGGTGGCGTTGGCGCCAAAAACCCCGTTCCAGAACGCGTCCCAAGTCTTCTGTACATCCTCGGCGAAGTCCTGCCCGCCCTCGACCAGGCTTTTCAGTAAGTCCGGAGGGATCTTGTTCGTCTTGTGCGGGGTCACATTCGAGAACCACACGTCCCCGGACAGGGCGCCCGAATCAAGCTCGATCAGCGCCGCAGCCCGTGCTACCCCAGTCGGCACGATCCAATCCGTGGTGGGGATCCCTTGCCATGATGAGGACGGTGTCGACGGCTGAATCTGTCCTCGGATCACATCAGGCAGCACATTGCCGGCCGCGTCCCACACCGCGAACCCGACCTTGATCGGATTCGAACCTGGTGTCGCGGTGAGGCCCGACCAGCGTGTGCCTGCGGGCAGTTTCACGACGTTACCGGGTACGACGTCGAAGATTTCGCCGCGCACCGACTGCTGTGTGCCGTTGGCTGTCACCTTGCCGGCGCCGCCGGATTCCCAGCCAGCGGCGCCCGGATCCCACTGCATGAAGGGGTTTCCGGCGATGCTGTCCGCGGTCAGGAATTCCCCGGCCCCGCGCGTCAAATCCTCGACGACATCGGCGATCCACGACGACGGCAGCAGGCCATTGAACCCGAGCGCATTACCGGCCAACTCAACGATCTTGGCCAAGATCGCGCCGGGGTTGCCAAGGTCAATCCCATCGAGCGCGCTTTTCAGTTCGTCAAGATCAAGACCGGTGAATTCGTGGATGACATCGACGATGTCGTCGAGCGCCCCGGAGATCGCGTCACGTATCTTGTCACCGGCTTGCTTGGCTGTGTCTGCGAGCGCCGATTCGTAGTCCAATTGCGAGCGCAGTGGATTATTAAGGGAGGCGGCACCGGCGCCCCGCTTCTCTGGGAATTTGTCGATACTGCGAGGCATCAGCTCACCGGAAACAGCGTCAGCGACAGGTGCGCACCGGGGGTGGAAAACACGACCGAGCCGCTTCCGCCGATCCGGTACAGCAGCACGTAATAGACCATGGACGTGTTGGCCGGCACGCGGCCTTCACCCGAGTCCGGGGCTATGGCTCGGGCAGGATGACCGGTATCGGACCACTGTTCGCGGATGTGCGCGATCGTTTCGGCGTCCAGGGTGCTCGGGTCGTACAGGGCACGTGCACACAGGGTTCCGGTTTCCGGCGCACTCGTCGACCCTTGCGGCAGTGCTCGGACCTGCACTTCGATTTGGGCGCTGTTGAACAGGCCGCTGCGCTTCCACCGAATGTGCCCGTCGAAGTCGGGGTAGTACGGCAGCGGTTGCCCCGGAACGATGATCGTGGCAATGATGTTCCAGGTTGATCCGTACGTGCCGCCGGTGAACGACTGCTCGGGGACGCTCAGTTTTTTGGCGGTGCCCACTGGACTGCCGCCGCGTATCCCGCCCGCCCCGCCGGCCAGGGTCGAGTCATAGATCAGGGACTGGCCGTCCTCGATGGGGCCGACGAAATCTTCGGCTTCCAGGATTTTCGCGTTGTCACCCTTGGGTCCGGGGATGAGCGGGATGTCGATCGCGAATGTCGGTTCAAGCGTGGTGCCGCCTGCCGTGACATTCAGATTCAGGGGGTAGGTGATACCGCCTGAGGGCTGCGCAACCCCGCGCGCAGTCATGTGCAGGTTGGGCGTGGGTCCGGGCGGTCCGGGGATGGCGCCCAAGATGATCCGCCAGCCGTTGCCGTCCCAGACGTGCCAATAGCCTGCGATGTACCAGGCCATTCCGGTATCGGCGTCTCCGAGGTCGTCGGGCAGATCGACGGGCAGGTTTATTGTCGAGCCCCATTGCGGTCGCCAGAACGGCGACATGTCGCCGCGGTCGCCTTTCTCTCCCTTGATGGCGTCCAAGACGATGTTGTCTTCGCCGGGCATCAGAGTGAATGTGCCGACGATCGTTTGCGGGTCTCCGGGGTTGCGGGGTGCCGCGTAGAACAGGGTTCGGATTACCCTTTCGCCCAGGAAGATTGGTTCGGTGGGGATGATTGCGGACGTCACGATGTGCCCTCCTTGGTGTCGTCGCTGTCTTCAACGTTTTCGTTGTCGGTGGCGCGCAGGCGCGCTGAGTACTCGTCGCGCTCATCGGTTGGTACTTCGGCGTGGCCGCGGTTGTAGGCCCGTTGGCCTTTGCGTTTCACCATCTCGACGAGTGCCTCGCGCACGTCCGGGTCCAGCTCGTCAATTTCACGGGCGCGTGCACGTGCCTCGCGGCGCGCGTCGCGGCTTCGGTCGCGTGGGGTGTCTTCCTTTTTCACCACCCATTCGACGGCGTCGACCAGTCGCCCGCTCTGGTCGGGCAGGCGGCGCGCCCGGATGAACGCCTTGTCTTCGTCGACGTCGGCGCCGGCCAGCGCGCCGTGAAACATCAGCAGCTGCAGGTGGTCTTCCGGCATTCCCAGGCCCCATCCGTTCGGGCCGACCGCATCGCGGAACGCCTCGCACAGCCGGTCTTGCTTCGCGAAAATCTCGTCAAGCTCAGATTTCGTGAACTTTCGGTCGTACGGAAATTTCGGGAACACCTTGTCTTGCTGCCGGTTTCGTCTGCTCATCAGAACAAATCCCCGCTTCCTGCCAGTAGTGCCGCGAAGTTCGCGACGTTGCCGATGGTGCGGAAACCGCGGGCGACGGGGTCTTCGTCGCGGGAGTCGTCGCCGAACGAAACCGTGGGCCGTCCCGCGGTCGTGCGGTCACCTTCGCCCTTGATGGCCATGATTTGATCGGTGTAGACGACGCCCCGGATTTCCGCTGACACGCGGTCGCCGAGCCAAAAGTCTTCGCCGAGGATGTAGGGCTGCCCGTCGCCGACGTCGAACTTCATCGACCGGTATGCCTTCATTTCGAAATCGCCTGCGGCGAGTTCTTGAATGGCGTTGATGACGTACGCGGTGCCGCCCGGATTCTTGAAATACTCGCGGAACGCGTAGCTTCCGGCCTTCGCGGACCGCAACGGGTTGACGTACCGCATGAACGCCAGGAACACGTCGTCGAGCTGGCCTTGGTACAGGTTGTCCAGACCTTCGACGCCGGCAGCTTCGACGCCCATGATCACTTGGGCCAGTTGCGATATGCCGTACCGGATCGCGAATGTTATTGCCTGGTTAACCCATTGAGGGCTCTTGCCGCCGACGATGATGTCTGTGGCGCGCGACTTGTAGATCCGCAGCTTGCGGCGCCGGATGTTGCCGAACCCGATATCGCGGTATACGAATGGCGGCGGCTTGGGTGAAACCAGCAGCAGTTTCCGGAAGAACGGGTCGACCTCGCCGTCATGGTCCGCGTCGATCGGGATCAGGGTTTCGGTGATCAGGTCGTCGAGGGTGGCCGCGAACAGGTTGATTGCGCCGTCGAGCATGGTGCCGGTCGGGCCGGTCACGCCCGACTTGTCTTCGAACGACAGAATCACGCAGGCACGGGTCGGCTTGAGGATCTCGGCGAGTTCGGGGCCGAACATCGTGTACGGCGCCGGGTCGCCGGGCAGCCACGTGTAGGCGCGGCAGATCACGCCGGCGTCCTTCATGACCGGCGACAGGACGGTGTGCGCGTCCTTCCAGCGTGAACCGATTGTGCACCAACGCGATTGGTCGAACAGCCCAGCCACAGGCATGATCTGCACGGGCCAATTGAGCGGTGAGAGGTTTTGCAGCCATGTTTCCGGGGCGAAGATGTTGCGCGGTACCGGGAAGAATCCGTTGAGCGTGAACAGTCGAATGCAGTTGAAGAACATCGCTGTTGCGCAGGTGGTGACCGTGGGGCCACCCCACAGGAACATCTTGGGCAGCTGTACCTCCATGGGAAATATGGGGTTTGCCGCGAGGTAGATTCCCTTGAGGTGGCGTCGATTTGAGATGCACTTGAGGGTGGTGACGGCAGCCTTTCCGGCTTCTTCGTCGTCCTCGATGACCATGACCTTGCCGCCCCAGCGGGTCCGGAAGTCGTGCGGCTTGTCCGGGTCGGGGTCGATCGTGAGGTGAATGTCTTCGTCGTCACCGATTTGGTAGGTGATGATTTCCCGTAGCCAGTCGTTGGCCTTGCCGGAGAACGTGATGTTGGCTTCACCGTCTTCGGTGGCCAGTTCTTCCCAATCCCATTTGTCGAGGTTTTCGACGCGGGCAATGAACCTGAATTCCTTGTCCCACAGCCGAACAAGGGGCGCCTTGGTGCGCCGGTTCATGTATGCCCAGCGGCGTTCTAGGAGATGCATCCGCAGCTCTGGTGTGAACTCGCCCGCCAGCGTCTTGGGGTCCAGGGTCAGTGTGGGCGCGGTCATGCGAGCGCGCTTTCGAAGCGTTGCGGCAGCTGGCACCAGATCTTGCCGCCAGGCTGGTTATGTGAGACCGGGATCGTTGCGACAGTGCGCGGCGGGATCGGAATCGAGAATCCTTGTCCCCGGAACCGTTGCAGCAGGGGCAGACCCGTGTCGCCGTACTCGCCGAGGATCCAGTTCAGCAGCTCACTATTCCGAATGAATTTCTTGAGCAGGTTGTCCGGCGGATCTTGGGCGGTGATCGCGATCCGGTGCGTCGGATCGGTGTCGATGATGCAGTGTTCGCCGGGATTGAGTTCGGGAACATCGATCATGTTCGCGTCGCGTGTGCGGGTGAACGTGCCCAGGATCTCGTCTATGAACGGGATCCCGAATAGCCGCGACAACTTCGGCCAGTCATCGAACGGGTTTTCCTGACCTGACACGATCGCGTTCGGGCCGTCGCCGAGCCGTATTTTTGACGGCGCGGTCTTCGACGCCTGCACGAAAAAGATCGGCCACGCCGGCTCGGTGGAGCGGTTCGCGATCCTGATGAATCCCAGGCTCGGCCCGCCGGGGGGACGCACGAACGGCGGCGGGGCGGTGTCGGGCCGGTGCCAGCGCGGTTCACCGTCGGCGGCGAGGATGATTTCGTGCAACGCGACTCGCTGCAGCGCGGGATCATCGGGGAGCGCGCATTTCGGCGCCTCCAACAGCTGCATCGGTATCCACAGCTGCCCGTGTCGTCGCGTGGTGACTGTGAAATATCCGGTGGCGTCGTTGCGGCAGCCGCGCCAGAACCGGGCCTCGGTGTCGTACCAGCCCAGCGACGAATCGGACATCAAGCCCAACGTGAAGGAGATTTCGCGCCGGCCGTCGACTGTGCGCTCGAACCGCGGCGGGCCGTACGCCGGGGTGGTCCACACTCCCTCGAACGGGACGTGCACCATGCCGTCGATGGGGCCTGTGATGAACGCGCCCTCGCTGCCCGCCAGCTGCCCGGTGAGCGGCCAATACTGGCCGTCGGACCCGATCCATGCACACGACACCGCTTCGCCGCGTGCGGCTTCGGACAGCTTGGACCATGGCACGTTTCGGCGCGGTCCGATCAGCTCAGAACTTGTCACGATGTCACCCACCCGCGCCGATGGGTTCGTGCGTCATCTGCCGTGGAGTGTTGAGCAGGACACGACGAGTCCGGTCGGCGATCGACCGCTCATCGCCTTGCGGGTTGTTGATGGTGACGTTCAGCGAGTTGTCGGTGTTGCCGGCGTTCCCGACGCCAGGCGGGTAGCCGGTACCGACATGGGTGTTCGGGCCGGTGAATGATGGCAGCGTTGAGGAAACCTCGGGCACCATCCCGAACGGAAGGCCCGACGTGGCGCCTCCACCATCGAAGGTCGCGCCACCGAACGAACCACTGGGGCTGCCGAGCCCACCGCCGCCGCCAGCGCCGGCGAGTAGACCGCCCGCGAAGTTGGTGCCTTGCGGCGTGTACTTGATACCCAAGATGGCCTTGGCCAACTTCACGATGCCCAAGTCCTCGATGTTCGGGAAGACCGACCCGTCGAGGCCGAGCATTTCAGCGAACCCGCCGCCGACGATCTTGCCTATGTCGCTCAGATCGTTATCGCCCTTGTTTTTCTTGGATTCCTTGGCAGCGGTGAACTTTCCGCGTTGTGCATCGGCGAGATCGGCTTGCGTGTCCTGCGCCTCGCGGCGCGCCTTGGCCGCATCCGCTTTCGCCTTGTCGAGCGCGTTATCTGCGGACAATTTCTGCGATTCCGAGGCATCGAAATCGAGTTCGCTTTTACGGGCCTCGGCGATCTTGACCTGTGCGTCAGCATCTTTGATGCGCTGCTGAGCGTCGGCGGCACGTTCTTCGGCTTCGCGGACCTGTTTCGGGTCGGGGTTGTAGTAGCCGGGTCGTCCATCTTCGTCGTATCCCGGTGTGCCGCGGCCTGTCTGGTATCCGGCGCCGAACACGCTTCCGCCGCTGCTGCGGCCACCGCCGCCGATCGAGGCTCCCCCACCGCCAACAGCACCGCCGCCAGAGGCAACGAGCGGCGCCGTCGGAAGACCCACGGCCTTGGCGGTCGCGTGGCGTCCGGACCCAAGTATCACGTGCAGGTGGTTCATGTGGTTCTGGTTGTCGTCCCCGCGGTCGCCCATCGGGGTACCGGTGGTGAACGATCCGCCGTACCCGTAGCTCTGTTGACGCCAAATGAAGCCGTTGAGATCCAGCGCGGATTGGTTCTTCACCAAGAATGCGGCGATCGAATCGCCGAGCGCTCTGCCCTGCGGGGTGTCGTAGTTTTCGATCATGATGTCGATCGCGTTGCCTGACGAGTGTTCCCCGAAACCGTCCTCGGCACGGCGCCCGTAGATGGTTTTCACCTGCGGGAATAGCTGCATAACAGTGGATCTCAAGTAGTCGGCGCCGGGGTTGAGTCCTTCGTGCAAGCCGCCTTGGTCGTAGCTGCGCATCATGCCCAGCCGCCGGCCGGTTTCCATCCAGATATCAATCGAGCGCTGACCACCACCTAGCGGTATGAATGCCTCTCCGCGCGTGGATGGTTCGGCCCACTGCACCAGGCCGGACCTGCCTACCGGCCGTTGAATGAGCGCCTGACTCGGTAGCTTGCCGTCGGCGAACGATGCCACCGAATCCCACACATCGAAGATTCCGCCGCGTGCGCGCGCCGGAGGTGGCGGCAGGAACGGAATCCATGGCCCATCTGCTGTTGCGTTGCCGCCCATGAACGGTCCCGTAACTGGCGTAGGTCCGGGGTTCTGCAGCATGTCGCGGAACTGATTCCATTTGCGCTCTGCCTCGGAGGTATCGGCGGTGATCGGCACCTCGGCGGGCTTGTCGTTCTCGATCGACTTACGCCACGTTTCGAGAATCTTTTTGCCCTGGTCGGTGTTCGCGGTAACCGTCACGGTGCCGTCAGGCAGGGTTTCGACCTGCACGCCGATATCAGCGAGCTTGCGGCGGACCTCCGGTGTGTTCTCTGAGATCCGTATGGTCTTCCCGTCGGGGATGCTGGCAGTAACTTCGCCGAGGCGCGACGTGAATTCAGCTGCGGTCGCCATCTCATCTGAGGTGGTCCGGATCTTGTCCCGCACCCGGAATAGACGTTGATTCAAGTCGTCGGCCGCATCGACAACCTTGTTCAGTCCCTGCCCCCACGCGAACGCGTCCTCGGCGGCGCGGCGCTGCTCGTCGGCTTTGTCGTGGCGCCCGAAGAAATCGTCGACAGCGGCCCCGGCCTTAAGGAGCGTTCCGACCACATTGCCGACACCGCCGACCAGCAGGGCCAGCGCACGAACCGCGCCCCCGACCATGCCGATAATGCTTTGCCCCAACGTAATAGCAAGATCAGCGGACGTACCGAAGAATCTGATGATTGCCGGTGCGTGCTGTTGCACCCAGTCTGAGAACTCCGTAAGGCTGACGTTGACGAACTCAAATAGGGTGGACGCCAATGGTTCCAACGCCGAAGCGGCATTGTTTTTGAAGATCTGCCACTTCTGTTCGAAATCGTCGGTGTCCGCGGCGGTGTCGTTGATCGATGACCCGGTCGATTCAAGTGCTGATTGCAAGGTCTCCAGATCGAGCGCTCCGGACTTGATCGCGTCGAAGAACTGCACACCGCCCTTGGCACCGAAGATCTTGTTGGTGAGGTTCAGCGCCTCTGCATCGCGGCCAGCGTCGGTCAATGCCTTGATCTGGGAGACGGTTTGTCGCAACGCTTCCGGTCCGGTGACACCCTGCGTCTTAGCCAGCGTTCCCAGACTCTTAGTCAGCGCCATGACCGCCTTGTCGGCGTCCAACCCGCGCTCGTCCAGCATGCCGATCAGTGCGGCGGACTGGCCGAAGGTGAACCCGAATTGCCGCAGCTGCGGGCCACCCTTGGTGACTGTGGACAGCAGTTCGTTGATGGGAATGCCGGTGCGCTGCCAGGCACCGAACAGCGAATCGAGCGTCGCTACCTGGTCTTTGCCTTCGACACCGAATGAACGGAACGCCCGGCCAAGTCCACGTACGTCGACCGCTTCACCAGTGAGCCGGCCGAGGTTGGCGACCGACTTGGATACCGCGTCCAGCTCGGGGCCTGTCAGGTGTAGATCCCGGTTGACCTCACCGACGATCTTGCCGAGTTCGGTAAACGGCAGCGGCACAGAACGTCCCAGGTTCTTCACGGACAGTTCCAGCGCGTCGAGCGCGTCGCCGCTGGCGCCGGTGGTGATCTGCAGGGTGTCGAATGTTTCATCGAACTGCGCGCCGAGTTCGTACAACTCGCGAGTCAGCTGCACCGCGCCGGCCACCGCCGCCGCCATTCCCGCACCGACCGCAGTGCCCAAGGCCGCGGCAGCCATCGATGCCTTACCCGCCAAACCTTCGAAACTGAACCCCAGGCCGTCGACGGCGCTCGCGCCGTCCTTGTGCCGCCGCAGGGAACTTTCGTAGTCGTCCTGGGCTGCGGCGGCTTCCTTGAGCGCACGCGTCTCGTCGCGTCTTGCCTTGTTGCGGGCCTCGGTGGCTGCGACGATCCGATCGTTAGACGCGGCGATCTTCTGCAGCCGCTGCAATTTAGCCTCGGCGGTCGCCAGCTTGCCGGTGGCGTCGGCTGCCTTGTCTTTGACCTTGATGACGTTGTCGTAGGCGCGGGCCAGTTGCGCTTCCGATGAGACGATGCCGTCGGCGAGGTTCTTCCCGAAGTCTTTACCGAGCTTGGTTCCGAGGCCCCCGACGGAGCGGTTCAGCGCCGTTTGCGACTTCGATTCGATGCCCGCAAACGACGGGATGACCGGGAGCGTGTAGTACCCGAAATCCAAACCACCTTGTGCTGCCACGGTGTGGCATCCGCCTTACCTCAGGTGCAGCGCTTGCCGCACAATCCGCCGCAGCCAGGTCGGCCACGGCTCGACATACAGAGGTGTTTCGATTTCGGTGATGTATTGGAATTGGTTATCCCACAATCGGATGCGTGGGCGGCTTCTGATTCGGCGCCACGGATACCGCGGCGCCCGGTTCACAGGGTGCACTCCTTCTGGACGACGTCGCGCACATAGTCGACGAACTTGTCGAAGTCGTCTCCGGTAGGGCACTTCTCGGCCAGCATCTGCCATCGCGTCTCACCACCGATGAGTGTGACGACAGCTTCGTAGTTCCGGCCGCGCGCGAAATCCCTAAGCGCACTGACAGGCCAGCGGCCTCGACGCTTCGGGATCGTGAATTTGAGACCCTCCCACACCAAGTCGACGGTCGCCTTGTCGGTGTCGGTCTGCTCGTCGGCGGCTTCATTGGGCTTGTTGCGGCTGTTGTTGGCCATGGTGTTCAGCGTTTTCCTAGTTCATGTCGCCGGTTCGCAATTGCCTGTTCCATAGCCGAGACCGCTGGCGCCGTGGGCGACGACTTCGCGGCGTACGCGGCTTCTCGTGCCTTCAAGTTAGCGACATGATCGACTTTCGCCTGCATAGCTTCCAGCGCCTTTGCTATCTCGTGCTGACGCAACGGCCGACCCGGATATATTTCACCTGTAAGCGCTTGGTATACGGACGCGAGAATGAACATTTGCTCAGTCCAAAATTCTTTGCCACCGTTCTGCGCGCGCACGATCGCCGACTTCGGATCCAGCCGGCGAATGTACGTCCAGATCTGACGCAATGACAAAGTGCCCCTGAAACGTTCGGCATAGTCCACGCCCCAGAACCTGCGTAGATCACTCACGAGGTCGTCCTCGTAGTGGTCCAGGATGTTGACCAATGTCGGTATGCCACCGAACCATTGGTCCGGCGCTGCCGGTGTTTCCGGTAGCCGCAACACCCCGACAGCCTCAGCCATCGCGTCCGACAGTTCGCGGTAGTCATCGACCGTGGCGTTATCGCCCAGTCCGCATCCCTGCCCGTTGAGCAGGTAATCGACGGCGTCAAAAGGGCGTTCGCGTACAAGACTGAGCGGCCACACCTCCAGGTTCAGGGGAACCCGGATGGTGTGGCCGCGGAACTGTGCTTCGGCTTCGGTCGCGCCCAGCGCTTCCAGCCGTGCGGCGTCAGACGTTTTCGCCGCCACCTTCACCATCGACCTCACCGTCGCCGGTATCGGCTTCGGTGTTCGGCATATCCGGTTCGGCGACGTTCACCGATTGCGACGTGCCGCGGCTTCGACGCCCCCGCTTGACCTTCGGTGCGCCGTCGGTGTCCGCTGCGTCTGTGGCGAGCTCGTACGGCTTGGCCTCTTCCTTCTCGATCAGCACCGCAGCCGACACATCGTCGACGGTGATGACTGAGCCCTTAAGGAATTCGGGCTTGTTGACAAGCAACTCGATCGTCTTCACTTTGAGTGCCCCCTTTCTATGCGGCGGTCTGCTGCGCGGCGAACAGCTTGCGGGCAGAGTCCGGGAAAATCCGGCACTCGATTTCGCGGGGAGTCGCGTCGCCCTCGGCGTCCTTGATGTTCGGCGTCCAGAACCGCGCCGGCCGCTTGGAAATCTCGCGCCGGATTTCGCCGCTGGCGGTGCGCTTCTCGAATGCCACGTACTCGTACAGCGGATTCGGCACAACGATTTCGGTTTCGGTCGAGCCGTTCCACAGGATCCGCTGCATCGCAGGGTTGTCCTCCAGTGCGGACACCTTGCGGGTGAGCTTGAAGTCCTTCGACGCGACGATGATCGTGCCGTAACCCCATGCCGGGATGTCCTTCTCGTCCCATTCGCGCTGAGTATCGATACCCGCATCGCCTACCAGCAGGCCGAGGAACGCCCACTTGCCGGTGGTCGTCACGAACGGATCGGTGATGGCCGCGGGCAGGTCCGCCGTAGTCGGTGCCGCCGAACCCATCCACAGCAGTACGTCGGCCTCTGTATAGAGCTTCACATTGTCGGGATTGCCAGCCATTGGTGCTGTCTCCTTGTCTCTTAGACGGTTTCGATGGTGCGCACCGCCGCGGGGACGGTGAACGACGCCATGTCGGCGCCGGTGTCGGTGTCCCGCGCAGTGACGAACACGCTTCCGCCGTTGCGGAACACGTGTGCGACCCCTGGCGGGCGGTTGTCGTGCAGATAGCCGTGCACTCGGCGCGCGACGCGGTCGGCCAGATCAGAGCCCCGTGCACGCACGGTGATCCGGATCGTCGCGTCACGTTTGATGGGCCACTGTTCTGGACCGCCGTCATCGTGCACGGTGACCAGCGGCGGACCGGTGCGAAGGCTCCAGTCTTGGGGCACTTCCTCGACGGCTACCCGGCAGACGCTGCCGAACAGGTTGACGTTCGGGGCCAGCGCGAGAAACGTCTCCACGGCGTCCGCGAAATTGTTGCGGATGTCTGCGTGCTCTCTCATCGCAACCTCAATCCCAGGCGTCCAAATGCTTTCGACACCGCGCCGTGTTTGGCCTGGTCTTCCTTTTTGCCGTGGATACCGCGGACCTGCCGGTCGGTGACGTACTCCTCGACCGTGGCGCCCGCCTTCTCTGCTGCCGGGTCCGCGACCGCGTCGAGCGCCTTGCCCAGGCCCTGATCGTTCTTCGCGATGTACGCGATAGTTTTCTTGTTCAGCCGAAACTTGCCTTGCGGTGCCATCAGCCGATACCGCCCTTCGCGGACTGCGCCAGCACCACAAGCTGGTTGCGGTCAGCCCACTGGGACAGCTGCACACCGACCAGCGCGCGGCACTCGCGGCCACGAACGATCAGCCAATCGTTATCTCGGATCTCCGTATCGAGATCGAAGACGACGGTGAATGCGGCGGCGACAACCTCGCCGGTGGCACCGAACCTCTGCCGCTGACTGCCCCTGACGACCGCACGAGCGGTCACGGTGACCGGAGTGCCGTCGGGCTCTATCGTGCCGCGGTCGCCGCGTCGGCCGGCAGCGATGATGGTGACCTGTTCGCCGAGGCTGACGTCTTCACAGAACCGGGCTTCCACGCGTACATGACTGAGGTTGCGGTCCAGGTCGACGCGGCGAACACCCGGCGACTGCATTTCGAACAGCCGAGCCCCGAACTCGACGGCGTCACGAGCAGTGAGCGTTTCGGTGTCCGCGTCCACGATCAGATGCCCGACCGCATTCACGATCGCGACCTGAGTGCCGGCGATTTCCTCGATGGCCGGGTGCTCAGCCCAGCTGCACCGGTCCTTCGGGATACGGCGCTCGGTGTAGGTCGGCCGCCCCCAGGCGTCGACGACCGGGGCACCAGCGTCGGTTACCGGGTCGCGCTTGACCAGCGTGACGGTGTCGGGGCCGGGATCAAACATGCTCACCATGGCTCAGCCTGCGAGTATCCGGTGAATGTGGCCTGCGGCGCCGCAGTAGGCGATAGACCCAGCATCTGCAGGTGACGTTCGGTGAAGTCCAGCAGCTGCGCGGCTTGCGCCATCTTGACCGTGGTCGTGCGGTCATCGGTGGTACGGGTCAGTTCCAGCACCCGAGAATCTGTGACGCCCTCAGGCCCGAACATGGCCTTGACGACGTCGTAGGTTACGAGCTTGCCGCGCTCGTCAGTCGAGGGCAGGTCGGGCAGCCGCGAAGGACTACGGATCCATGCGGCGGCTGCCCGAACCAACACCTCGGCGAGCGCCCGTTCCGTCACCGACAGAGGGCGGAACATGCCCTCGAATTCGGCGACGGTCAGGAAAGGCGTTACATCGGCCACAGCGATTTACCTTGTCGCAGCCTTGATTTGGGTCTTGCTCATCTTCGCGGCCTGCTCAGCGGGGATACCACGATCTACGGCGTACTTGCGCCACACCTCTGTCGAGTTCGCCGACTTCGGCCGCTCGATGCCATCGCCCGGTGCCAACACCACCGAATCCCAACTACCGTCGCTGCCTCCACCACCGGCTGTTTCGTCACCGCCGTCATCGGCGGCAAGCGCTTCGGTTGCCGCTGCGGCGGCTTCGGCTTCGGCCTGTGCCCGTTCCCACGTCTCGCGGTCGACGATGGCGCCCGCCGCGGTGAGGCGGCGGACGTCGTCGTCATCGAGATCAGAGAGGATGGCGCCGCGCTTAAGTTCACGCCATACCCCCTTGTCGTCCAGACGTCGCAGGAAATCCGCTGTCAGAACGTATTCGGCTGTCACGGGGTCACCAACCCAGTCAGCCAGATACCGGCCTTCGGCTGATCCAACGCGTAGGCGGTCTTGCGCGTCGCGTCGCAACGGTGAGACTCGGTCGGGCCACCGTTGGGGCCGTTGCCCTCCGGATACAGGCCGGTGACTTGGAACGCGCGCGTGTCCGAGTAGAACCCGGTCACACCCTTCTGCCCGACCCAGATTCGGTCAGTCGGATATCCGCGTGCGCCGAGGATGTCGAGGTCGAACACCTTGCCGGGCAGCTTGCCGGTGTACTGGATGTTCTCGTTCGCGATATTGCCCTGATAGACCTTCAGGAACTTCTCGTTGTCCATCAAGACCGGCAGCAGGCCGGGATTCATCACCATCGTGTCGGGCTCGAATCCGAACCATTCCTCAGCGCTGCCACCCTCAGCGATCGACGGGGCCGCATTCATGACCTTTTCGATCCCGCGAGCAATGTCGATGCGCGGATTGCCGTTGGCGGTGTCCCACGCCGCGGAAACCGCCATGGTCGGAACGGCACTGGCCTGAGTTAGTGCACGGAACACACGGTCGTCGGAACGCTTGAACGTGTTGACCAACTGCGTAATCTGCAGGTTCACGCTGTCGACGTCGTTCTCGTCGATCATCTCCTTAGAGACCCGGACACCTAGGCCCTTCTTGTTCGCCACAGCGAACAGCGCGGAGCCCTTGCGGCCGGCCGCGACCGGGATCTCCCCGAACTCGGCGACGTCCTCGGGCTCACCGTCCAGGAAGATCGGGTCTCCCTGCCGGTACGCCACGACTCCGTTCTTATTGCCGCCGCCGTTACGGAACAACGTCTGCGAGATGAAAACATTAGTCAGCAGCTGCTTAATCTTCGTCGGAATCCACAGCGGATTGCCGACCATTTCCGACACTGTGAGCCGGGGGCCGTCGCTGATGCTGACGATAGGGGTTGTAGGCATTATTCTGTCTCCCTTGCTATTTCAGTCCAACTCAGACGGTCCGGAAGAGGCCGACGGCCTTGGTTGCTACGACCACACCACCGGGTTCGGTGCAGCGGCCGACGATGGTTCGCGCGTCCGGTGTCGCGCCCGCCGGAGTCACGGTGCCGTTCGCAGCCGCGATCAGCAGCTCCCCGAACGCCGCATCCGCCGCGTAGGTGACGGGCACTTCCGTGCCGCCGTATGCGCACGCCACCTTGGTCGGCAGCACCGCCGTGTTCAGCACCGGGCGCCCGTCACCGCCCGTGGTCGGCGCGAGCACGAGATCTTCGGGCGCGATCGCGTCGGTCAGCGCGACACCGACAACCTTGAACGAACCCGCGGCGGCGGGCTGAATTCGGCCACCGGTGACGCCTTCGACGAGCTGGCCGCCCTTGATCGAAACGCCAGCCTTCGGGGTGTATGTCCGCGGTCCCGTCTTGGTGACCTGAGTAATTCCGGGCATGTCAGAAACTCCAATTCTTGAATCGAGGGTCGTTGCGGATTTCGTCTTCCGCGCTGGCCGATGCCTGCGCCTCGGTACCGTGACCGACTTCGGTCAGCGGCACTGCGGTCTCAGCCGGAATCGAATCCAGCAGGGCCGTAGTGCCTTCCGGGTCCGCCTTCATCAGCGCCAGGAAAGCATCGCGGCGCGGCGCCGTGATCTTGCCCTTTGCGACCGCAGCGTCCACGACCTGGGCATGTGCCTCCGCGATCTGCGTTGCGCGGGCCAGCGCGCCCGCAGCAGCATCAGATTCGAGCTTGGACACCCGCGCCGGGTCCATCAGCACCAAACCGGCCTTGGCTGCCGCGGCAACCAGTTCCTTACCGTCGACCGCGGTATCGGCGCCGGTCTCGGCGGCGTTATCGCCGGCGGTGGTGCTGTCCCCGGCGGTGTCTTCCTGCTCGATACCTGCCAGCTTGTCGAGTGCGGCAAGCACGTCTTCGTCGGTGGCGTCCGGTCCAAGACCGAGCCGCTTTGCGACGTCCTCCTTGATGTCAGGCACGTGGCCCTCCTTCGAGATATTCGCCGAAGCGGACGCCCCGGCGTTGTCGGCCCGCGCCACCGGCGCGGGTGCGGCCGGACGGCCGGAGTACTTGAACTTGTAGGACGAGCTGGCCAGCGCCGAGGCGACCGCCTGTTCGGTATCTGCACGAGCCCCGGAATCGTCGATGCGTGTCGCTAGACCAGCAACGACCATTTCTTCGGCGGTGTACCAGGTTTCGTCGGCCATGGCCTGCGCCCACTCCTCTGCGGTTCCGCCGGCGCGGTCGGCGTAGAGATTGGCGTAGCTCGACGACAGCTTTTCGAGATGATCGGCGACGCTGCGCAGGTCTTTCGCGGTGCCGTATTGGCCGGATCGGGCGTCATGCACCATCGCCTGCCCGTACTTGGAGACCACAACTTCGTCGCTGGCCACCGCGATTACGCTGGCAGCCGATGCGGCCAGCCCGTCGACGTAGGTGATGGTCTTGCCGGGATGGCGCATGATCGCATTCGCGATGTTGATGCCATCGAACGCATTACCGCCCGGCGAGTTGATCCGCACCGTCAGTTCGGTTTCCGGATCCAGCGCGGAAATTTCGACGACCAGCGCTTCGGCATTGACGCCGAACCATGAGTCGATTTCGTCGTAGATATGCAGCGTGGCCGTCGGCTTATCCTCTGCCGATACGGCTTTCGCGACAGTGAACTTGTACCACTCACGGTTTTCACGAGCCATCAGAACAACCTTCCTTTCGCGAACGCGAGCGCCTGCGCTTCGGTGTCCTCTGAGCTCCGGGCGGTGTCAGTCTCTTGCGGTACCGGGATCGCGGGCGCATCAGGCTCTTTCGGGGGCGCGGCGTCGGGGTCGTTCGCGTCGGGTTTGGCCGGCAGGTCCAGCGATTGGCGCAACGCGCGTTCGATCCGCAGATCCGGGGCCAGCAGCCCCGCCTCAACGAACATTTTCAGCGCGGCTGCGGTGGCGTCCTGCTGCGAACCGATCTTGTCGAACACCAGGCGCGGCGTTCGGGCCTCTGTGCCGAAGTTGATATCGACCAGATCCTCGATGATGTGCGCCTGCCCGATATCGCGGTAGGACTTGGCGGCAGCGTTCTCGGCCTGCACGAACGGTCGTTCCTGCACCGCGGCGAGCGCGTAGCTTCCGCCGGTATCGAGGTTCATGTATTGCGCCAGCCCGGCGAGCGCGATTGCCTTGTCGTGGTACACGATTGCCGCACGGATGTCGGGCAAGTTTCCCTGTACACCGAGCAGCGCCAGCGACTGGCCGTTCGCGAGGCCAACACCGGATCCCATGCCGCCCTGAAATTCCGAGGCAACTTTCTGCATCGCCGCGACTTCCTGCGGATCGTTCGGCTTCGAAGCGGTACCGACCGGCACACCCATACCGTTGCGGCGTGCCGCCACAACCTCGATGCGCAGCAGCTCGTTTTTCAACAGCCAATGCTTGTAGCTCGAACGCAGAATCGAACGGCCCTGCCAATACCCCGGCCGCTTGTTCCGCGTGTACACCACAAGCCGATTGATCGGAATATCAAGCGGCGTCGGCCCATACATGATGCGCCCGGACGACGCCGGCGCAAGCTGCGTGACCGAATCCAACCCGCCGTCCATCGCGACGTTGAACTTCTGAATCGTCCACTGCGGTCGCGGCCCCAGCTTCCGCAGCACGAACCGGCCGTCCGCCTCACGCCGATACACCTGCTCGAACACGGCGTGCCCGAATTGTGCAGTTGGTGAGGCAACCTCGCGCAGGTGATCAATCCACGAGAACCGGCCTCGCGAGCGACCAGGGTCGTCGACCTCATCGAACCCGACAACCGGAAGATTCATGTTCCGCGAAATGAACTGCACAACCTCGGCGTCCGCGCCGTTCGGGTCGATACGCCAACCGGTTTCGACAATCGGCAAGCTGATGGCTTCCAGCAGCGACGAAACACGCGAGTCGTTGTTATCCATCTCCAGGAACACCGACACCGACGCCGGATGCTGCAGGTCCGGAACCTTTTCGTACGGATCCCAATTGACCCAGCCGTCGACGAACGGGGTCACGTAGCCCGATTCGCCGACCGGCATAGCCGTCTTGACCCGCTTAGTCACCGGCCTCCCTCAATCCGAACATGCTGCGGCACAGGGCAGCACCTGCGGATTTAGAATGCGGCTCCCAGCGCGTCGAAGTGGCTACTTGTTGTTTCGGGATTTGCGGAGCCCATCGAGGGCAGCGCGGCCGGCGAGTCTTCCTCGGCGAATTCCAGAACACCCCAATGCGCCATCGTTACCGCGATGACCTGCGCAATTGAGCCTTCACGGTCGTCCCAAACCTTGTCTCCCCGAGGCAGTTCGCGGGTCATCGCGACCTCTAAACCCTCAGTCAGAATCGGCTGGTTTGTGTGTCCCAGGTCACCGGACATTGCGGCGTCCACGAAGCCTTGGAACGCGACCGCGATCTGTCCGGTCGTCGTCAACGTGACATCAATCCCCAGCTTTTTCAGATACGGCGCCAGCGGTTTCGCCGGATCGTGATCGTCGATGACCACCGCAGCCGGGTCCCACAGGTCGATCAGCCGCACAATGTACGCGGCGACCTGCCCGATCGTCGCTTTCTCGTAGTAGCCGATTTCGATCTGCACACGGCCTTCGATCGTGCGCTGCCCCACCGCGATAGCCCACCGCGCCAGATCACGCGTACGGGACACCGCCAAAACTTTCTGCCCGACAAGTTCGGGCGCATAGTCGGTCAACGGCTCCCACACCTCCTTGATTGGGATGACCGGGTCAATGAACCGGGCGTCCGCCGGCCACTCACCCCACCCGAGAAAGTCGGCTTCCCACAGCGCGACCTTCGATGCCTCGCGGCTCTCGACCGCTGTCTTGTAAAACCGCTCGATATCGCGCTCTTTCGAAATCACCCCATATGACGGCTCGGCCAGACGCCAGTTCTCGCGGTCCTCACGCGCCGCCTTGCGCTCGACTGAATCCTTAGGCGGATCCGGTGCCGCGAACTCGATGAACAACAGATCTGTGTCCTTGTTCAGCCCGCGGCGCCGCATACCCGCGAACACGTGGCAATTCGGATGCTCCGATTCCACGGGCGCCGTGGACGTGTAGATCGTTTGGGAGTTCGCCGACGCAACCTGTGCACCCTGCAGCGCCGAAACTTCGTCCTGCGTCAGGTTGTATGCCTCATCGAAAATCGCCAGATCAATCCGGTCAAGACCACGGCCCTTGTCGCCGGATCGAACGCCGAACTGCACTGTGACCTCGGTGCCGAGCTTCGATCGGACTACGATTTCACCGAAGCCCTGTTTTCCGCCGGTCATTGAGACCACACGGTTTTTCAGCGACGGCCGCGAATTGATGATCGCCTTGACACGTTTGAACACTGCGTCGGAGGTGTTGCCGCGCTGCGCGGTGTAGGCGATGTTCTCGCCGAGGATGAACAGCCCGAACAGGATGCGCAACACCAGAATCAGGGTCTTGCCCTGCTGGCGGGTGCAGACCAGCACCACGTCCGGATGCGTCCACAGATAGTCTGAGCGGCGACTCAAGATCTTGCGCATCGTGCGCCATTGCCATGGCAGCGACCGCTGTTTAGTGATGCGGTGCCCGAACCGTGCGCAACGGTCGCCATCGGTTTCGTCACCGGCGAACGAATGCTCGTGCTTGGGTTCTTGCCGTCCGGTCAGTCGCGGCCACTCACCCACCCATGGCGGTGTGTCTTGTTTGTTCGGCGGTGCACCGGCTTTCGGTCGCCGCGCGGTCGCGCGTTTGGCCGGCGACCTAGATGTCGTCGAGGTCGTCGTCTTCCGAGCCGCCGCCACCATTCGGTCCCATCGATCCCGCGCGCTGTTTGTGAATCTCAGCGAGCAAATGCCGTAACAACGTGGTCTGTTGTCTCTCCTCGGCGATCGTTGAATCGATCTTCGCTTCGACAATCACGGTCGCCGGATTCTTGCCATTGTCGTCAGCAGCCGCCACGATGCCGCGCAGATCCAAACGCACCCACGACGATTCGACACCCGAGTTGATACCCGCCAGCGTTTCCAGACGATCCGCCACACGCGCGGCCTGCCGGATCAGCGCGGTCAATCCAGGGCCATCCTCCTTGCGTTCCAACTCAACCCGCAGCCGCTCCCCCGCACCCGGTTCAGCCCCCGCCTGCGCCTGCCCCGTGCCGGCCGCCGTCCGCTTTGTCCTCGCGGCTGTCCGTTTCACGGCCTTCACCGGCCCCATGTCAGAGGCCGGTTCCTCACTACTTGAGGTGGTTTTCGTCCGCTTCGTAGTCCGTGCCGCCGTCACCGCGACGCACCCCCAAAATTTTCAGAGTCGCCCAAAAAAAATTCCTGACTACCGCCGGTGTCAGCTGGGGTGGGGTTGCTAGGAAATTTGGGGGTGGCATACACGCTGGTCAGGGCTGTTTTCTGGTTAACGCTGTTGAGACTCTGACCTGCGATGATGTCGTCTAGCAAACGTTGGGTGTGTGGTGGGGTTGGGTCGCTTGGCATCCACCTCGTGTAGTGCACGATGAGGTCATCCGTTGCGGGCCTGGTCTTCGTGGCTGGATTGTGGGCCGTTGAGGATGTGGCAGTTGGGTCCGAGTTTGGGTGCGTAGATGCTGGCTCCGCAGTGGCATGTCCACATGTGGTGTCGGGTGTTGCATGCGCAGGGTAGGTAGCGCTGTGTCCATCCGTCTTCGTCGCTGCTGTGCCAGTTGGGGCAGTAGAGGGGTCCGACTCGGGTCCAGCCTTTGCCGTTGGGGACGAGGTCGCCGACGTATGTGTTGGGGAATCGGTCGCGTGGCGGGCGTGCCATGGTGTGGTTCTACTCGCGGGGTGCGACATGGCGTCTCCGAGTGCGTGTCGCGACCGAGGAACGGGCTTGGCCAATACGCTCGTGGCAACAACGATTGATACATGGGAAGGGCTGATATGCGCATTGATGATGTGTTCGCTGTGGAGTTGGAACGGGATGGGGATGATCCGAAGGCGCCGACGACGCTGAAGGATCCAGTCAGTGTTGATTTGCTTGAGGGCGGCGCATTGCATGTTGTGTCCAAGCGTGAGTACCTGGTTGACGGGTACCAGACGTTTGACTCGGTGATCTATCCGGCACGGCGGGTGAGGAAAATCGTGCTGAAGATGTACACGCTTGCTGTACTGAGTGGCGGTCACAGGAAGTCTCACTACGTTGGACTTCCTGCCACTGAGGTGCGCGGAAAGATCCTGTACTTCCTGGGCAACGACGGTGTTGATCCGGGCCGAGCCGGCCGCTTTGTGGATCATCTGTTGGCCAGGGGCGATCAGGATCACTTTGAGTACGACATGAGCGGTAAGCATGACTATCGATTCATCGTGTATAGCTAGTTCCGTCATTGGCTTAGTGCTTGGGTGATGAGCGAGTCGACGTGGTTGGTGATGCTGCGTTTCCAGAGGTTGGCGTGGAGCAGGGCTTGCATCCACCAGCGGTTGGTTCCTGGTAGGTAGTGGCGGGACCATGCGTTCATGTAGCGCACGAATTCGAGTCGTTCCGGGTTGTCCATGTCGGATAGTCCGAGTAGTGCGAACAGCTGGTCGGGGTCCATGTCGCGGGGGTCGAGCGGGGTTGTTCCGCCGCAGGCGGCGAATTCAGAATCGCTCACGGCAACCCCAAGGTTTGACGTGCGATGATGGCTGCGAATTGGGCCTGGCCGCATTGGTTGATCAGGTAGTTGGTCGCGCCCCCCGCCGGCGGGTCGTTATCGCGCATGTACTGCTCCCACGCCAGGCTGCGCAACGTGGCCCGGTGGTGCTGCTGTGCTGCGGCTAGCGCTTCGTCGAGGTCGTCGCCTCGGTACAGTTCGCCCCGGTCGACGTTGAGCGAGCCTTGATTCTCTCTCCAGCAGACGGTGTGCCATCGGTGGGGGTTCTCGAACGCGTCGCCGAAGTACACGCTGTAGTTGCCACCGCTGTGGGTCGCGGCTATGTAGTGGTGTCCGTCGCCCCGTTCAGTCCATTCGAGTTTGTCAGGGCCAGTTGAAGATTCGGGTTCCGAGTGCGGGGTCGGCGTCGGGTCGGTTGGTGAGGGCTGGTCGTTCGTCGTCACGGTGGCCTCCTTGGCGTTGTTTGTTGCAGGTGCCGTGTAGGAGTCGGTCTGCACGGCTGGTGGTGGATTGGGTGCGGGCAACACTGTGGTCGGCGGCGAGGGATCCGCTGGTGGTGTCGGGTTTTCCGTCGCGGCGTGTGGCGTTGGGGTTGTGGTCCCAGTTGCGGGTGCGGTCGCGGTACATGGGTCGTGCGCACCACCAGCAGGGTTGCCCGTCGATGTGGCGCGTGAGTAGCCGGTCACGTTGTTGTTGGTGGTCGTGGCCCAGTCGTTTCTGCGTGGTTGTTCTCGGCGTGCGGTTCGGCATGTCAGCCCGCGTCGTCGTCTTGGTCGTCGTCGGCGGCGAGGTGTTGCGGTTTGGGGCTGCTCTCCCAAGCATCGTCGGGGCGTGCGTGCCGGCCGTGTTCGGGTTGGGGTTCGGGCTTCACGGTGAACGCGTGCCCGCCGCCGCGTACCGGAATTGCCTGCACTTGTTCCGGTTTCGCGCCTTGCTGTTCCGCTATTTCGGTGATCTGATCCGAGATTGACGGCTCGGGTATGTGTGAATAAGCGCCGTATCGAGTCATAGCGCCGATGGGGCCGGGCATTGTGGGTTGGCCGACTGGCGGCGTGATCTGCGCTTTGGTGAGTCTGACGCGGGTGTTGTCGCCGAGTGCGCCGCGCAGTTGGCGTAGCACCTCGATCAGGTACGGGAGTTGGGTGTCGTCGGCTTTCACCATGAACTGTGCGCCCAGTTTCTCGCCGAACTCGGCGCCATCCAGAGGGATAGCAAGGTGTACTTGGTAGAAGTCGCCGAGCCGGGTGAAGAATTCGTGTGCCTGGTCGGCGGGTGTGCGCGGGTCGCTGTCCAGTGTCGGTGCGGTCTGTTCGGTGAGCGTTTGGACGGCGTCGTGGAGGTTCTTTGTGGCTTTGTGTGCGCGGGCGACGGGGCATAGTTCGTCGCGGCGTCGGGTGTCGCGTTCTAGCCGCTGTTTGGCGCGTTCCAATCTCGCTCGGCTGCGGTACACGCGCTGTTGGGCTTCGGCGAGCCGTTCGTCGACGGTGTCTGTTGCCTCACTCAGCTTGATGGCCTTATGAACCGCCTCGAATGCCGGGCCGAGGGCGTAGTCGGGTTGGGTGCGGTTCAGGGCGACAGCGCCGAGGATGGGTGCTAGTGCTTGGTACGCACGGCGGCGGACGTCGTCGGTGTCGGGTTGGGTGGTCATGGGTGCGGTGTCTCCTTTGGTGTTGTGGGGGTTTGGTTCTGGTGGACGCAGCTGCGGCCTCTCCCCACCGATTGAGGGGGTCATGGGTCGCGCTTGCCGAGTCGAAACACCGCATTGGTTCCCGGTTTGACGTCCACCAGATGTCGGTGACGGTAACGGGATTCGGGCGGTGATGTCGGGCAGCGTCATTCGGCTACCCTGACCGGTAAGTAGTTGTCATCCCAGGTCGCGAACCAACCGTCGATTGACCGCAGTGAGCGAGCGATATCCATCAGTGCGAGGGCAATAACCACCTGCGGATCGGCGTTTTTGGCGTGAAGGTCGTACTGTTCAGCATTTTCGAGGTGGTTTGGTCCCATGATCAGTCTCCTATTCGGGTGAGGCGTTTTCCGGGTGCGGGTTCGGGTTCTGTTGCGCCGCCGAGTGCTTCGTCGACCGCCAATCTGCCTATGAGGCGCGTGCAGAGTTCAGCGGCGTTGCCGAGGCCATGGCGGTTCAGGATCTTCGCGGCCTCCTGCGGGGTGGCGATATCGCTCATCGTGGTTTCCCGGTTTCGGGGTTTATGCCGTTGGCGTTCAGCGTCTGCTCATCGGTTGGTGTGGACAACCTCATGTGATCGACCAGCGGGACGCAGTCGATGCTCCAGCCACCGAAGTCCTGGTGTGCGTTGACCGCCACCCACAACACTTCATCGGTACGCATGATTTTCAGGATGAGCTTGCCGACGTTGCGGGCCAGTGGTTCCATGTCGGGTCCGCCAGCCAACTCGATTCCGGGCATGGTCATTTCGGACCGGTCGATGGTGCCGCGGGTTCGGACACGTAGCGGGATGGCGTCGCGCCGGAATACGTCGGGGATGAGCGCTCCCCCAACTTCGTTGAGCGCGTCGGACATGTACCGCACCAGCACGTTTCGCATGTGCTGCTCAGGTTCAGTCATCGGTGTACCTATTCGATCGGGGCGCCGGCGGCGCGCAGGATGTCGGCGGACGCTTCGACGGCGTTCCAGGCTGTTCGGTCGCCGCCGTGGCGGTCGGGGTGGGTGTTGGCGCGGGCTTTCCGGTATGTGTTCCGGGCGGTTTCGGGGTCGTGCAAGATGCGGTGCGCCCAATCGGAGACGCTGTCTTCATTGCCTTGCGCGGCTTTCGCGAGGTGCACGGCGGCACCGGCGGCGGTCTGCGAGACCGGGGTGGCTTTGGCTTCGATGGCCTGCCAGCCGCGGTACTGCTGCCCGGTTTGGGTGATTCCGTAGCGTTCGACCTTGCGTAGGGCTTCGAGGCCGAGCGCGATGGCGCGCAGGTTGTCTTGCCAGCGGGTGAAGGTGTCACACGGGTATGACAGCGCCCCGTGGCGGGATTCGATGTTCAGGATGACGCCGGGGTGCTGCGCGGTGGCGTTGGCGCGCGGCATGCCGTCTGTGATACGGAAATCTTGCTCGCGCATGGCGATTTGCAGCACTGTGGGGGCGTATTTCTCGCCTTTCCCGAGGTACCAGAGTTCCCGATCGAGCCGGGTGAGGGTGTCACTCCAATGCGCTGAGAAGTTCGAGCGTCGGCGGTCACGTGTGAGTCCACGGGGCCATGTTTCGATGGGTCGAAGTGTCATGTTGGGTGGGTAGTCGGGCATTTCGATGTTTTCCTTGCTCTGGTTGGGTGATGTTGTGGTGGTTCAGAATTCGTCGCGTTTACGTCCGCGTTCGCGGCCTGTTTTCCCTCCCCATATGCCGTGGTAGTCGAGGATGCTGTCGGCGTAGTTCAGGCATTCGGCCCTGACAGGGCACACTGCGCAAACACGTTTGGCTTCGGCGACGATGAGGCGTCGTTTCAGTTCGGATTTCGAGCGTTTGATCGTGGCTTCGGACCGCGCCGGGTCGGGGTAGAAAATGTCTGGTCGGGGATGTCCGCGGCACGCTGCCTGCCGTTTCCAGGTTTCGTCGATTCCGTTGCCGAGTTCAGCGAGCCGTCGTTCGGTGCGGCCCTTGTTCGGGAAGATCGCGCCGCCGGCCATCTACGAGGCCAGCCATTCGGTTTCCCAGTCGACGAGGGCAATGTTCTCGATGTGTCGGCGGCGGGTGTCGACGGGGAGGCGCCAGCCGAGGTCAAGGGCGCCCATGTGCGCCAGTCCGAGCGCGTCGGCTTGGTCGTGGTTTTTGATGCGGTGTTGGTCGTCGAACCATGTGGCTTGCGATTCGGACAGCACCAGTTTCTTGTGTTCGCCGGGCTTGAGGCCGTTCGGGGCGCGTCCGGTGATGAATTTTCCTCGGGTGGTTGGGTTTACGACGGTGATGGGGATTCGTTTCGCGTCCAGGATTGAGAACAGTGCCCACCAGAGGCCGTCTCGGTCGAACTTACTGGGCAGGTTCGATGCCCATGCGGGGCCTTCGATGACGGCGCGAACAATGGGTGCGGTGGTGTGGATTTCGCAGACGATGGCGTTGATTTCGCGTGCTTCGGTGATGATGCGTCGGCTTCGGCGCCACCACGGAACGCCTTCGCGTAGCGAGTATCCGACGTGTGTGATCACTGAGGGGTGGGCGACGCTATCGGTGGTTTCGCGGGTGATCGAGGCTATGCCGGCTCGGGCGAGCGACGGGTCTAGGCCGAGTACCGATTCGGGGCCGGTCATATCTGAATCTCCTTGTGGGGCATTGCTAGTCGTTTCACAGCGACAGCGAGTAGAAAGCCAACATCCTCTGGTGCCTGATTTTCGGCGCTGAGTGCGATCACACTGATTGGGCATAGAGGGTCGCCGTTGTGGTCGGCTAAGTGCTCTTGAAAATCGGCGATGAACTGGTCGAGCGCCTTCTCTGCGGCGGCGACGAGCTGGTCGGCTATGGCGGTCACAGCGGGCGGTATGTGGCTCATGCGTGGGGGTCCTGAATGACGCGCAGGGTGTCACGCTTTTTGTGGACGTGGGGCCGGGCGGCTGCCACGGATGCGCGGAGCGCCGGGTGCTGGCCGAAGACGTTGCGTTCCAGCCTGCATACGCGTGCGAGTAGTTCGTCGATACTGGCCATGGCGTGCGCTAAGTCCATGGCGACAACCGGGTCGGGCGTGGTGAACACCTGCACGCCGCGTGGTGATTTCACGTTCCAGCGCGGTGGTCCGCCGGTGTAGGCGTGCTTGCCGTCGAACCATCCGAAGGACGTGCGTCGGGTGGCGGGGTCGATGCGAACTTCCCAACGGCCGGAGCCGTTCTCGGACTTCGTGGGCGTGGTGGTTTTCATGCGGTGTTCTCCAATCGGGGGTGGGTGCAGCGGATCAGCGGCGACTCGGGGTCGTCGGGGTCGGAGTAGCGCAGGCCGTTGGGGTCGCAGTCGGGGCATGCGCGGATCGCGGCAAGCGTGACTGCGCGTTGGCTGGCTGCGGCTTGGAGTTGTTGGGCGTCCCAGGTGTTTGCGTTGCGGCGCGCGTTAGCGCAGGCGCCGCATGGCAGTTCGGTTCCGCCGGGGTGTTGGGGGCAGTGCTCGGCCGGGCGGCTTCCTACCGGACTATCCCCACTAGAAGTAACTACTAATGGGTGGGGTGGGGTGGGACCACGGGACTCCCCAGGGGACACGTTTTCGCCAGGTTCTTCCGTGTCCCCGTCGTTGTCCCCTGGGGACATTTGGTCATCTATGCCGGTCACGAAGTTTCGGCCGCGCCGTCTTTGGTTCCGTTTCTTCTCGGCTTCGCGTTTGCGCTTGGCGGCATTTTCGGCCTTAGTTTGCTGCCATTTTGCCCAATTTCTGACCAAAATTCCGTCACTTTCTGGGCAGCAGAGCGGGGCGTCGAGAGGTCCGGGGGCCGTGAGGGCAGCGACGACCGACCGAGGTACGAGAAGGGATTTCAGCTTCGCGTGTGGGATGTAGCCGTCGGTCTCTTCCTTTGCTGACCACGACCCCGCCAGCACCCACGCGCCGGCAACCGCGATCCGCATCGGAACACGGACAGGGGTCACGGGCAGGTTCATGATTGGCTTCGAATCGCTGAACCCGTCATCGACGTAGAACCACGCCACTACGCGCGCACCTCCTCGGTGTCGAACAACGAATCCATCTGTGCTTCCATGGCTGCCGTGTGGGACCGCTGGCGCGTCTGCGCATGGTGCTCCAGGTCGTAGTGCAGGTGGCACCCCTGGCACATGGCGCGCAGGTTCTCCTCGCGGCTGTCCTCGGGCGTGTGATTCAGGTGCGCGACGGTCAGCACAACCCGGCTGCCAGTGCCGTAGGCGGGCTGTCCGTTGATGTTCGGGCACCGGCGAAGGTGTGTGCCCCGCCGGCACTCGCCCTCGCACTCGCAGCGGCCTTGGGCGCGCTCGAATCGAATCCGGCGCGATATCTCGGGCCAGTCCTTGGGGTAACGGGAGCGGTTCTCGGGGCGGATAGGCATCACGCGGCCTCCGCTGCCAGCGCGTCGAGCTTGTCTGGCCGGTAGCCGTCCCACTGGTCCTCGCCGGCCGGTGTGGCGACACACACGATCGGTGCGGTCTTCATACCGAGTTCGATTGCCGCCTCACGGATGGCGTCGTCGGAGTCGATTGGGATTGCGGTGTAAGCGATTCCGAGGCGGTCCAGGTGTCTCAGCGTCATTCGGCAGGGCTGGCAGGACGTTCCCGCGGTGTAGACGGTGACGGTGAGTTCAGGCATGTTCGTTTTCTTTCTTCACGTTGCATTTGTGTCCGGTGGACGGGATCGGTTCCCGGCAGCTGTCGACCTTGCAGATCGGCGAGCACGACAGATGGCGCTCACCCTGGTTGCAGGTCACAAGTTCGCCGCACACCGTGCAACGAGGAAACCGACGCCGCCTGTACCTCATCGGTACCGACTACTTGAATCGGCGCCCGAACCCAATGCCCGTTCAGTAATCTGATCCGGGTGACCAGCTCTACTGCCCCGCAAGAGGACATACGCACGCTGCTTCTGCAGTTCCTTGGCGCCTACTCGCGTGTTCAGAATTACGTCGACGAGGTAGTTGCGAGAACATTCTTCTCGAAGCGGCTCGGGATGGCGGCTGAGCGAGTTTGGAAACTGGCGGTCAGCCGTATCAGGGATGACGAGAGGGTGCCGCTGTTCCTTGCTATAGCAGACGAATTGAAGACTGACGCAGACCTCGAACTCTTCGAAGATGTCTACAAGAAACGCAAGACGCTGCGTGACGGTATAGCGCATTCGGCGCATTTCGCGGCGGATGGTGAACACCTGGTTTCGATCCAACGGACCGTTGTCGCAACGGGTTTGGATCCCTTTCCTGAGCCTGTAAAAGTAGATCGGGACGAGCTGCTGGCGGCCATCAGAGACTGCAGCTGGTTGCAGGCGCAGATGGTCTACGTTCTGCTGTCTGGCATGAACTTGAAGATGGCATTGGGCGACATTCCGGTCACTGTTCCTAAACCTGCGCGGAACCCAGATGACTGGGACAGAGCCGAATTTGCTCTGCCCGTAGATCAGGAATCGGTTGAAGATGCTCATGATCCGCTGACCTCGCCGGTGCCGGGCCAGAGTGTCGGGTAGATGGCTGCGCTTTCGGCCCAGCAGGATCGGCATTCGCGGGCGATGAACCGGGCGCGGAATTCTTGGTCGCAGCGCTGGCAGCGGAACGTGAACCACGGGAGCGGCTGTTTCACCACGCGGGGTGCGCGTGTCCGGGCGTACCGCGGGGCAGGTAAGGCCGTCATGTCAGGCTCTCCACGCCTGCAGTGATCAGGTCGCGTGAGCTAGGCGGGGTGACAGCGTTTCCTGCCATACGGACCTGTTCACGCCGGTTTCCTTTGATCACGTAGTCGGCCGGGAAGTCCATAGCGCGTTTGATTTCGCGTGGTTCCAGCATGCGGAACCGGACGTCGTCGAGATCGATCGTGGGACGTTCGTCCGAGATGACCAGCGCGTGATGATTACCTGATGCGGTCACGGTCGCCAGCGGGCGACTCACAGGCCGTGCGTCGCTGCTGCCGCCGCGTAGCTCGGCGATGAACGCCAAGCCGTCGGTCTCCCTGGTGGTTCGGGTCGAGAACGGCTCACTGGTTGGTGCAGCGCCGTCACGCCAGGTACCGCCGCAGGGCACCAGCAGGCCAGTTTCGCTGCGTGTCGTCATCGTCCGGACGGGCTCGGAGACGGGGCGCGCTTCCTTACCCTCGCGGCCCTCCACAGGTACCAGTAGCGGCAGCCAGTACCGGTCTATGCCGGCGCGGACCCGCGCCATCGTCTTGGGGGCTAGCGGCCCGTAGCTCACCTCGCCGGTTTTCTTGTCGACAAATTTCTTGAGCGACTTGTCGCCGAGGCGTTCACCCAGCAGTGACCAATCGATGATGTCGCCGGCGACTCGCACCAACGGTTCGACGACTCTGTTGCGGCACTTGGTCTTAGGGCAGCGGAACGCGTATTGCTGGCGGTAGCGGCCGACGGTGTTGCCGGGTTTCTTGAATACCTGCATGGCGTCGATCGGCCCGCAGTCTGGGCATACGGCGCGTGGGCGCACGATGCGCTCAAGATCGGGCTTGCGGTTGCCGCGCCGCCAGAACACCACATACAGCCGATCGCGGGATTGCGGCGCTCCGAATCCGGCCAGTTGCGCGTGCATCGAGTTGAGCATCACGAGCTGGTGGTCGTAGCCCAGTGATTCCATGGCCGCAAGCCACGCCGGGAATGGCGCCCACGCCGCGGCCTCGACTACGTTTTCCACGAATACCATTTCGTATTGGTGGAATTCGGAGAACCGGATGACGTCCCACATGGTGGCACGGGAGCGTTCGGCGGCTTCGTCGGGCAGGGTGTCGCCGAACAGATCGGGTTGCGTATCTACGCGCTTTCGGCCCTTGGCTTGCGAATGGTTGGTGCACTCCGGCGAGAACCAACCCATGGTCGTCTTCGGGAAGTACACGGGATGGATCTGTGATAGGTCAGCGCAATAGTGGTCTGCGTCTGGATGATTGGCGTTGTGCGTCTCGACGGCCAGCTGCCAATGGTTCGCAGCTGCCCGGACCGCCACGCCTTCGACCTCTACCGCTCCCGTGCTTGAACCGCCTGCACCGCAGAAGAAATCGGTCAGCGTGATATGCAGACTCATTGGGGTGTTACCTCATCGGCGAGGGGTTGGACACTGTCTGGGGGTTCGGCGTTGGGGTCGCGGCCACCGAAGTAGCGCAGCCGCAACCCTTCTGGCGCGTCGGGTGCCAGCGGTTCGCCTTCGACTACGGTTCGGTCCGTGTCCGGGTCGTATGTGACGGATACGACCCGGACTCGACGGCCTTCAACGGTTTCGCCGAACTGCTGACCGACGGTGAACTCGTCGGTGCGGTCGCCGACGAACTTCGCGCACCTCACGCGTCGACCGCCGGTTCGACCACGACCAACGGTTGCGCTGCGGGCTGCGGCGGAAACTCATCGGGCAAGGCGTGTACCGGCAGCGGCGTCAGCGGGAACATTTCGCCGTGTTCACGAGCCAAGTTGCTGAGCCACTGCAAGATTTCGGTGTCAACGGCGAGCGTCTCGAACGCAGGCGTTCGGCCGGGGTCGACAGCCGCGGCAAGACCCGGATACTGTTCGCGTACCACGGTTCTGCACGCGTCAAATGCCGGCGCCATCTCAGATACGAGCGGCACGTAGCCGAGCATGTACCCCAACACGTCGTACACCTGGGACAGAAGGCAGAAGATCCGGTCCGGGTTTCCGAGAGCGAGGGTTACGACGACACCGATCGGGAACTCGCGCGGCTCGGCGTTGGTCATGGTCATGAGATCCACCAGCCGGGCGAGTCGAGCATCGTGACGGCGCCGATGAACGCCGCGGTCAGCATGAACATCGCGAACGCTGCAGCGTTGCCGACCGCTGCCCTGTGGCGGCGCTTCATGCGCCGTACCTTGCTTCGGCGCTGCAGACGGCGTGCCCGCTTCGAGTCGCGGTTCCGCAGGCGGCGCCGCCGGATCTCATCTACCGGAACATCACCCAGGTACACGCTCTTGTGTTGCAGCGCGCCGAGTATCGCCAGTTCATAGGCATTGGGCTCCCGTACGGGTTCGGTGTCCGAGTGGTAGTGCGTAGTCGGGTGGACTACTTCTGCAGCCGGTCCGGCCGAGTCGTCCACCTGTCCGCTTTTCCCCTGGTCAGAAGGGTCTTGCGGGTGGTAGTCCACCGCTGGATTCGTGAGCCCTTGTTCCACCGCGCCACCGATCAACATGTCGGCCAACGCGCCGTCCTCAAGTTCGTTGGTGACGTCGAGGTCGATGTCGTCGAGGTAGTCGCGGATCTTGTCGACGCCGCGCAGCTGCTCGGCTTGACGATTCCGCTGGTAGTCGGTCATCCGTGAGGTCTGCCGGACCGCGCGTGCGGCCCGGCGCCGAGCACGGCTCGGATTACCCCTCATCGCTGAACTCCGGCCCGGTCTCGGCTACGGGTTCGGTGTCGCCCGTCGCCTCAGCCGATGGGACCGCGGTGCCGTCAACGACGTCGAGCATGGAACCCTGGTTTAGGTCGGGGTTGGCCGGCGCCTTGCCGCCGAACTTCCAGGCTGTGACGAGCTTGCAACGCCGGTAGGCGGTTTCGTCGCTGTCGGGGGTTTCCTTGTCGACGCCCTTGGACACGACGCGCAGCCTCACAACGATGTCGATGTTGTCGCACAGCGCTGGCGGCTCATCCATCACGAGCAGGACGTTCGGCCCTAGCCGCAGCTCTGCACCACCGTCCTCGTTCGGGATGTTGTCGAGTGCGTTGGTGGACTTCAAGTCCTTGGGTTTGGTTACGGTTCCCATGGCGGTGTTATCTCCCTGCGGTGGTGGTGGTTTCCGGCCCGGTTGGGTCGGCAGCGTCCGACGGGTTGTCGGCCGGGTCTTGGGTGGAATCGGTGACGGTCAAGATGACGTCGCCGTCTTGGTCCGGCTTGGACACCCAAACCGTCGAGTCGGGGCCGTATCTGGCCTGAATGGCGTTGGTGACGAACATGTTCACGGCGCCGAGCGTCAGCCCTCCGCACGCCGTGAACTTCCCGGTGCGCGCCATCAGTTCTGATCGCTTTCGAGTCCGAGTTCGCCTTGCTCCCCATCCGGCGCGGCCGGCGTGGTGTCTTCCTCTGAATCCGGTTCGCGGGCATCCCAGGCGCACAAGATGTCGCCGAGGCTGTCGGCGAGCAGGTCGTCGGAGTCCTTCTGCCAGTTGTTGAGTGTGGTGACGATGTCGCGGAGCTGCGCGTCGGTCATGTCGTCGCGGTGCTCAGGCAGCCGGTCCGCCCCAGTCAGTACAGCGATGACGATGCGTTGTTCTTCCGGTTCGGTGGTCTTGCCGGCGGCGAACAGCTGAAACATGCGGTTCAGCCACTTCTGCCGGGACGCCGCAGACATCGGCTTATCGCCATCCGCGGTAGAGGCGGGCTGCTCGGCCGGCCCGGATGCTGCGGCGGCGCGCTCACGCAACGCGCTGGTGCCCTTGGCGCGCTGCGGTAACCGCTCCGATTGGACCTTGATCGGTTGTGGCTCTAGCTCCAGTTCCTCACGGCTGTAAGGGATACCGAGCAGTACGTCGGGCGCGATCTTGCGGCACACTTCCATCGCTGCCTTCGCGTACAACATGGCCTGCGGATCGGTTTGGTACTTGGAGTTGCCGGTGTACTTGGCCTTTTCGGCGCGGGCAATGTCCCACGTCGACGTTTCAACCTGACCGGTGCGTGGGTCCGTGGCGGTGACGGTGACCCGCTCGTCGCTTGTCTCGACTGTTTGAACCACGATCCCCGCGGCAGTCTTCACCAGAGCAACGGCGGTGCGCGCGTAGATAGCAGGTTTCCCCTGCACCACGAAAATCTGTTGCAGCGACTGAATGGGGTTGAGTCCCAGCTCTGCGCCGTAGAGAATTGCTACAGCACCGTTTCCGGGTTTCCCGCGGTAGAGCGCTGGAACTAGTTCGCTGTCGCAGAGACCGTTGGCGAGTTCCATCGCGTCGCGCATAGCGGCGACTTGGGAGACGAGTGTGCCTAGCGCCTCGGGCACGGTAGGTAGTCCAGCCGCTGGCAGCACAGCGATTTCAGCGCCCGTGGTGGTGGTTTCGGTCATGATTGGTTGTCTCCGTTCAGGAATCGGATTTGTTCGGGTGTGACACCTTTGGCCGCATAGAGTGCGATCGAGTTCTTTCCGGACTTCTGTCGGTGCGCGATCTTCACGCCGCCGAATTCGGCGCGCTTGTCGCGTTCCATGCGTTTCATGAGCATGTTTTTCGCGCCCTGGTAGTTCTCTTCGGCACGGTCGAATTCAGCTCTGGCCGTGACGAATTGCAGAGCCTCGGCGCCGTCGAGGACCGTGGTCGCGTCCGCATTGATTTCGGGGTTCATCTCGCGGATGCAGCTGTAGGTGTGCACCGTGTTATCGAGGTCCGGCACCTTGTTGGACTGCAGCAGCCCCCAGAACTTCTGCGCTTCATCGAGAATCCACGCCGCCGTGCTCGGATCGAACTCGATTTCGTAGATCCGTTCGTTGTAGTACGGCCCCACCACTAGCAGGTGACCGGGAAGATCCGTCCATCCGGTGAACAACATTTGCGTCAGCACCTGCGCCGCATAGTCTTCCGGGCAATCGCCGGTCAGGTCGTCGCCGAACAGTTCCAGATCGTTGAAGTGCCGAGCCGACTTGAACTCGACAACGCGCCGTGAACGTCCCCGGACGCCGCGCCGGTCCACAGTCGCCACACACGGAAACCCGAATTTGTCCGGGTCGATGTGCACCTGCACTTCACCTTCGGATAAACGCCACCCAGTGTTTCGGCGGCGCCACCTGTTCGCGGCATACGCTTCGAGGTCATGCCCGATGTCGAATACTTCTTTAGGCGGTTCCGGATCGACGAGACCCTGCATGCGGTGCCACAGCCGGTATGCCGACTCGTAGCGAGAAACCCCAAGGATGGCAGCGACTTTCGAAGGCGTGATGACCCTCGACCACATCTCTGATCCCGGTTGCAGGAACTGCGGATCACGTTTCGTGTAGATACCGGTAATGCCGGTGGTGGGATTCGCGGTCATGACGCAATCGCCTTGCTCTCAGGGGCCGGCCGAAGCGACCCATACGGCTTGCCGGACATTGGACACACACACGCCCCCAATGAGTCGTTGTGCCAGCGCACCGTCCGATCGGCTGTCGGATAGACCGGCTGCCGGCAGACCGGGCACAGCGGCGTTCGACGCCCGATCACAGCGACACAACCTTCAACATGTCGGCGACGCATTCGAACGCCTGCCCGCACTCGCACTGGGCCGGAAGATCCAGCGCTTCACACGCTTTCGTGCAAATTTCGAGGCAGTCATCACACATGTGCAACACCGGGTCAAGACACCGTTTGAAGATGTAGTCGTAGGAATGGCAACGCACCATCCATTTCGCGGCGCGGCCACACACCCGGCCGATGTGCTGTTCGCAGTAGATCGACATGCATTCGCACGCCCGCTGCGGCATAGCGCCAACGAGGTCCGCGACGTCGACATCGAGCACCGGGGCAGTCATGACGCTTTCCGTTTCACCACAGAGGATTTCCGCTTCGATGCGTTCGCGTGTTCCAGCAGCTGCGCGGTCAACCGAAGCTCGAAAACACTCCACGAAAAGTGAGCGTCTTCGCCGTAGACGTGGTTGATCTCGGCGAGCAGCGCGGCAGCGCGCCACATCTTGTCCGCGGTATCCAGGGGTGGCGGGGGTAGACGCCGAGCCATTCAGACCACCTCGCAAGCAGGCGTGGCGTCATCGATATGCACCCACCTGCGCGAAGCGCTACCCAGGTAGACCTGCCGGCCGCACGCACACTGTTTCGAGCGTTCGTCGGGCTGTTTGAGTTGGCGACGGCGGGACGTTCCACCGCCGTCGCCCGATCCGGTGACAGCCCCAGCGCTGTTCCCGGCTGCCTTGAGCGCGTCCCGGATCTCGCCGAGCACTGCCAGCAGTTCCGTTTCGAACGGTGTCAACGGTTTCGACGTGAGGCGATCTCGCGCTTCCCGTGCCGCGATCTCTGCGGCGCGCACATCGGCGGGGTTGGGGCCGAATCCCATCAGCGCGTCCCCTTCCCGACCATGGGCGGCACGGGGCAGCGGCCGAAGATCTCCGCGACACGGTTGTGCACCTGCATCCGCCACGGGCCTGCGTTCCACACACCTTGTGTTGTCACAGGTTTGGCGAGCACCTGGTAGCCACAGCCGCGCGGGCAGTCCAGAGTTTCCGGTGCGGCCTCACGCGGGCACCGGTCACCGGTGGCGCTCATCAGGCGACCCGAGTCGGTGCGGGCGCGGTGACGGCCGGTGTGTGATCGGGGGTGTCACTGTTCGCCGATTCCACGAACCGGTTCCACAACGGAACGCGCCGAGGGCAATACGCCTCGATTGAGAGCTTGATGACCCGGCCGGCAGCCTCATAGCTGAAGCCGTCGTTATGGATCAGCTGCCCGACAAGCGCGATCCCGCCGAAGGTCGGAGTGCTGTCCAGCAGCGCGCACACGGTCTGCGCGGTCTTGCCGGTGTAGTCGATGACCGGGTCGGCGTGTGCTGCCGGTGCGGGACTGGCTAGCACGGCGATTGCGGCGCCGACACCAGCCGCAATCAGTAGACGGGTATGACGAACAGAGCTACGGTGTTGCATGCCGACTCCTCGTAGATAGGGGTTGGTGAAGGGGACGCTGGCGGTGGCTTTCTTGGCGGTTAGGCATCGCCAGCGTTTTCATGTATTCAGTTGTTCTGCAAAGTAATTCAGCGATCTATGATGCGAACCTGCGCCGAGTGGTCGCCGTGGCGCTAGTCAGCCGTGACCCAGCTTCCACCTCGCCCGCTGGCGTTTCTGGGCGCACTTCGCGACGGCACTTCTCCAGCGCCTCGGCGATGTCCGCGTCGGACATCCGCCACTTCCGACCCACCTTGTAGCCACTGAACCGACCCGAACGGAGCTGTACAGCCAGCCACTCCGGCGAATTGCCGAAATGCTCGGCAGCCTCCTCAAGCGGATAGGTCGTGACAGTCACGCGGACGCCGCCAGCTTCTCGACCAGCTTGTCGATACCCCTCGGTGTGACACGCACTTGTGGAGTTCGCAGGTGGATTCGGCCGTCGTCATCGACCCACTCCCCCATGGGCTTCTCACGCAAGTAGCCAGAATTGATGGCGGACTGGTATGCGCGAGGGCGCCCCTTGTGGTCCTTGTATGTCCAGCGGACTTCGTCATTTAGAGCCGCCCAGAGCCGCGTTTCCCCGGTCTCGATACCTGCGCGCTGCATCACCTTCGCCGTTTCGTTGACGTCGTAGTCGCCGTCAGCGGAGAGGAAGTTGTCGAACTTGCGAGCCTTCGGCTCCAACTCGGCGATGCGATCGTCGCGCTGATCGATCATCGCCTTCGCGTCAAGTAGTGCGATCGCGAAACGCTCCTCACGGGTAGCGATCGGTCGCTCAGAATCCAAAAGGTGATCACGAACCTGGCGGGCCACCCGTGAATCACGCAGCAGCATGCCAATCCGCAGCACTGCGCGACGCGGGTAGATCAGGAAAGTGCCTGCTCTACCAGCCTTCATATTGAAGGTCAGTTCAAAGTCGGCGCGCGAGACGACGTTGAGGCCGTCGTCATCCAGTTCCTCGCGGTTGCGCATTACGAGGGTCTGGATCGTCTTCACTGGTACGTCGTAAAACGACGCGACCATCTCGGTGGTGACATTCATGTCGTCGGGCAGGGTGCGGAGCACGCCAACCTTGTCGAGTACCTCGACGCGATCCGCGAGCGCGTCACGTTCGGAACGCGCTGAGGCGAGAGTCAGGTCGGCGCCCATCAGGCCACCTCCGACTTGGACGGGGTAACTCGCGGAACGTAGGTGGTTGAGATCGACCCAGCTGGCAGGTTGTACGCGTGCTCAAGTCCGGCAATCAACTGTGCGCTTGCACCGCGGTGTCCATTTTCAATGGCACTCAGCGCGCCCCTCGTCGGGCGATCTCCGGTGACTTCGGCGATAAGCTCGGCGACTTCTTCGAGCTTGAGCCCTGAGACGCGGCGGAGAACCCCTAGCGGGACGTGGGGCGGCACTTTAGTCGCTCTGCGGGTTGAATACCGTTTGGATTCGGGTCCGTTTGGCATATCGGTAACGCTACACGAGATGAATCCGATGGCAAACCGTAATTCTGGATCATTTTGGCATTCGGCAAACCTGGTTGACCTGCGCCTTTACCGCTAAGAGTCGTAACGATGCTGGAAATTACACGCATGGCGTTTGCCATCCGATCCGAAAGTTTGCCCAAATTTTCTGACACACTAGGGGCATGCCACGGAATACAGGAGCGTTTGCGGCCGTCGTGAGGCGCCGCCTGGATGAGCTTGGGCTGACTCAACTCGACGTAGCGGACCGCGGCGGGCCCAGTGATTCAACGTTGCGCAAGATTCTCGACGGCGAGCCGGTGAACATCGCGGCATCGACACTGCGCAAGTTGGACGCGCCATTGGATTGGCAGGCAGGATCCGCAGCGAAGTGGCTCTCCAACCCGCCAGCCGACGGAGGCATGCCACCTGTGTTAAGTCAGAAGACTGGCGATCTCACGCCTATCCCCCAATCCACCGGAACCGATACCAGCATCGGCGGCGACCCTGTAACCGCTCGTTACTCGCCGGTCGGCCTCGGACGCGGACTGGCCAGCCTGATACCCACGGAATTCGATCCGGAGGCATGGCAGCAAGGTCTGGACTCAGAGACTGCGATCGTTGAAGAGGCATGGTCAGCCGTCCATGAGCTCGTGGAAGCTGTACTCGAATCCAACCCGTCAAATCGCCTGCGCGGAGCGGCGCAGGAGATAATCTCGAAGATCTCTGCAACGACGATTGTTCGAATACTTACCGGGAGGTACGCACCCCAACTGGAAGGATGGCTGGCTCGCATCTATCGGGAACGCGACCAGCTACACAGAGCACTAGCAGACTCTGCAACGCCGTGGGTGGCGACCGAGCTATCACCGGAGGAAGCCGCGCATTCCGCTGTACAACATGCGACCAGCTGGCCAACGTATTTTTCGAAGCGAACCGCTGATCCCCACGAGCTGTCGGATCAGTCACTTTCCGCCGTGGAAGCTATCGTCTCCCAGTCGCTGGCCGAGCACCACGCAGAGATGCGACGGCGCGCACGCGAGCAGGCCAGACACCAAGCCTTGGTTCACCAAGCGTGGTCATCATTGGGCGACGACCACAACCAGCAGCAGAGCTACGCACCCGAGATAGGCGACGGGCAGTACGCGAGATACCTTGCGGCAAGGCTGTCGACTCCGCATCAAGGCGGCGACCCAGATCTCCACGCTCAACTGCCCATGACGGACGCCGAGTACGACGCCGCGCAGGCCCGGTATCGACGTGAGTTCGCGGAGATGGTCGTCTTCGACGGTTCGATTCGGACAGTAATGCGCACGCCGGCCGGAAACACCCCGAGCCGGGATGCCACATCCTCACTGGACGATACGAAACCTGCGCTCCCCGAAGTTGAATCGCGACTTCGCGGAAGCGCGTCCGGCGGCGATGCCTCTAAGCGCAGCAGCTAGCACTCCCGCCTCTGCCGCAGACCAAGATTCTTGTGGCACAACATCAAGAAGATGATTGATCTCCAACATGTGTTGAAGAAGAAGGTCGTAGCCACCTAGACGTTCACCAACGAAACCGGTATGTTCACCTGTGTCGCCTAGGCGAAGTTTTGTGTGGCGATGGTTCGTGTCCTCATCACCGCCTGTGTAGTGCGTCTGCCGACGACCTGAACAACGTGTCGTATCCGCCGGATAACCGCATCTGCCCTGTTCAGGGCAGGTATCGTCAACTGCCTTAGGGCTAGTTTTTTGCTCACGATTGATTACTTCTGCCGCACTAAGAGTGCATTCATCGTGTTTACGGATTGTGTCGCGTGGCGTAGCCTCGTACATGACTGAAACCTGCTCCCAAGTAGTTTTTCGGTCAGGAAGGCTCGGTGTTCGCGCACCGAGCCTTCCGCTTGTTGTAAGTCAAGGGCTCCATTTATTTATCAATTGAATTTTCAGAGCTATATTTCAACTTCGAAATACGAATTCCCGCAATTTGCTCAATATTTCGAATCTACCTAGAACCTCCGGTACAATGTCTAGTGGTCCTAGATATTTCGAGGTCCATCTCACCCTGGCTGGAATAGAGCCAGCACCCATCTTGGGCCCTTTCGTGGCGTCACCTTTCGATCTCAGCACAAGATCCGTCGACACGCAACTACCATCCAAGCTGGTCAAGGCAGCCTTGACAACACCTCCAGCTAACTTGCACAGCACAATGTTTAATCGAGTTCTACACAGTTCTGCACACGGTGATGCACTGGCACTTAAGGGTGCATCGTTACGCCTCGATCGGCGGAATTCCCCTGGTCGCCAGACGACGTTAGACGCCAATACCCGACAATGTACGACACTGTCGGGTGGACATTGGCGGAAAAAGTCGGCGCAAATCACTGCACAGGTCGGCACAACTTCGTATACCGCGCTATACAGAATTCACACACCCCAGCAACGCTCACCAAGCCGACTACCCCGATCCAGGCCCTTGGAAAGTTCTTATTGCCGACGCTCAGCTAGAACGCGGGGGGCCTGCAGGCTGACGGAACGCGGGTGTTACGTGTGCATCCGGGCAGACCGATGCCACCATCGAGGCTGCTCCGCGATGGAGCGAGCGGAGCGCGAACGCCCTCTATGAGCTACCAGATGCGGAGGCTCGGCGTGTCCATCGACAAAACACAGGATGTCCAGATCGTGTGATTCGATTCGATTATGAAACACAAACGCCTGGGGCAGGGGGTGTAGGTGAGCGGCGAGCAAGTCAGCAGATCCCAGGCACGGAAAAGCCTGGAAGGCCCGGTTTACAAAGTCGTCTCCAAGTACATGCGCAAGGGCTGGAAGCTGACCAAGGGGGGACACCTATACACACTTTGGTGCCCTTGCGGTGGCCTTGGCGGCAAGGGCTGGTTCGCCGTCAACGGAACGCCGAACGATGCCGACTATCACGCGCAACAGATCGAACGGTTCTGCCGAAAATGCCCTAAAAAGCCACATTGAGGTATCTGTTTCCAGTTGACAACAGATGAATGGGGTTGGACACTGGCGCCATGCCCGTCTACGAGTTCTCTTTCGCGACGAATGAACTACAAGGTCCCGATGACGAGCGCCTCGCATCGGTGGCTAAGGGCTGCCACGACGCAACTGCATACGCCCATGGCGGTCTAACTGTGGTGGTCGTCGCGATCGAGGGCATCAACGCCTCACGTGCAGGTATCCGAGCTGCTCAGGTCCTACTCGACTCCGGTCTCAACCCCACACGGACCGTTCCCGACCTCGTCGATCGACGCGAGATTTCCGAGCGCGCCGACGTCCGCCGCCAGACCGTCGGCAATTGGGTCCGCGGCGACCGGATGGCCAACACCCCCTTCCCCACCCCATACGTAATGGTCAGCGGCGAACTATGGCTATGGGGCGACGTCGCGGCATGGCTTTCAAGCAACGGCCTCTTCTCCGAGTCTGTGGCGTTTCCCACCGCTGAGGACCACACCAAAGTCGATAGTTGGCTCTACGCGCGGCTAGTCGCTATACCCCCACAAAAAGGGGGGTTGAATGAGTTTCTGAACGTGACCAACATCTTCAAGAACGTCGAATGGCCAGGCGGAGACATCCCCGCGCACCGCGTATCACGGGTGGCAGATGCCACTGAGTTCCGCGTGGTCGCGTGCGTATGAACGAAGTCGCTCCCCCAGTTGTCAACGACGCACGAGATCTGCTGGGGATTACAGACCTTTCGGATATCACATACACCCGGCTATCCGCAGAGATCTCAGATGCCGACGAGCCCTTCGCTGTCCAAGTTCTGGTGCGCCAGGGCGAAACCTCTATCGAAATACTCTGCAAGGCAACGCTTTCCGGCGAAGGCGCAGCGTATGCCGTAGATGCCCTCGCCCAATTCACCGTGAACCAACCGTGCGAAGTGCCTCAAGACGTCGTGCAGGAGTTTGTCGAGAAGGCAGGAATCCTGGCGATCTATCCATATTTGCGAAACGGGATGGTGGACCTCGCGGCCAAACTCGCATTGCCGCGCCCCGTGATCCCCCTTCTACGCCCGGAGGGAACCAAACTCACCCCATAGCAAGCATGTTCGCGATTGCGTTGGCAGCCGCCTCGGCGCTCGCTCGATCGATATGCCCGTAGAGGTCGACGGTCGTCTGAATGGATTCGTGACCGAGGTGGCGCTGGACGACTGGTAACGGAACACCGGCCAGGATCATCCACGACGCGCACGTGTGCCGCAGATCGTGAATGCGGGGTTTACGCGGCAGGGCTGTTCTCTCAACTGCGGGCCACCACACGTTAGCGCGGAAGTTCGGAGGTCGAACCGGGCCAGATTCCGCGCGCCGGCCGCGTCCCGAATTCGTGAACAGCCACTCCCCCGAATACGTCAGCTTCTCCAAAGTACCTCTGCCCACGTTGATCGTTCGTTTCGATCGTTCGGTCTTCGGTGGCGCGAGTCGATATCCACCACCACCGCGCCGCCACGACTGCCAGATCCGTACCGTGCCCGCGGCCTGATCGACGTCGTCGGGCCGCAACGCTGTGGCTTCCGACAGGCGGCACCCCGAAGCGACCAGGAACTCAACGAACGGTCGCCACGGCTCCGTCACTTGATCATTGAGTTCGGCGAACTGCTCACGCGTGAGGAACACCATCTCCTGGGCATGACTCTGCGGCAACCGGATACCCGCGGCCGGGTTGGCTTTCAGCTTCCCGGACGTGACGGCGCCGGCGAGCGCGCCGGATAGGAATCCGTGTTTGTTCGCAATGGTCTTCGGGCTCGATACACCCTCCATGGTGGATACCCATCGCGCGATGTCGTCGCGGGTGAGGTCGTCGAGCGGGATTGGGCCGAGGTGCGAGGCTATGTCGTTTCGAAGGAAGCGGTTGTAGTCCTCGATGGTGCGTTTGTCGACGCCCGTCAGATGGTCGATGTGGTGTCGGATCCATGCCTCGACGGTCAGTTTCGCGCGAGGCTTCGGGCTGACTTTCAGGATTTCCAGAGCTCTCGCGGGACCGAGTCTGTTGATTAGCTCGCAGACGTATTCGGCTTCCTGTCGATCGTTAACTGACAGCGAAGTTTGTTGCCCATCGAGGCGGTAGAGGACTGAGAAATATGGGCTGCCATCACGCCGCTGGCGCTCACGAATTGATGCCACGGGATCAATAATATGTTGACCACAATGTTGACGGCAGGCCATCCGGTAAAAATCTACCGGCTGACCTGCCGTTTTCCGTGGAGCTGCCGGGAATTGAACCCGGGTCCAACGGCCGTTCAT